ATCCTCGGATTAGAATCCGGTCGCGAATACAAAACCATGGCCGATGTGCAGCAATATTTGCGTTATGGCAAAATCATGTTTATGTGTGATCAAGACTCTGTAACAAGCGACACGCCATTATTTCTGAAAAATAGAAATGGCGAAGTCGAAATCAAAACAATCGATACTATTTCAAATAAATGGGACACATTGCCAAATGAAAAACAAGAATCAAATACAGATTATGAAATATGGACGGAGAGTGGATGGACAAAAATTAAACGTGTCATAAGACATCTAGTAAATAAACGCATTTTCAGGGTATTAACGCATACCGGAGTAGTAGATGTAACAGAAGACCATTCTCTGATTACTGAAAATAACGAAGAAATATCTCCAAAATCAATACAAATTGATGATAAATTACTGCATAGTTTTCCATCGTTTCTAGAAAATACTCATACAATGGCAGATATTTCAAAAATGACAAACACAGAAATAAAAAAAATATCACAAAAATTAAAAATATCATATTATTGCACAAAATCTCGTGAACAGTTACTTAATGAAATTGAAGCATGTATGAACAAACCAAATATAGAGATACCAATAAAGGATTATGGTATTTCACCAGAAGAAGCATATGTTATGGGACTTTTCTGGGCGGACGGAACATGTAAAATATATAAATGGCAATGCACGCGTAAGCCTGTCGATCGCCCAAATGAATATGTATTTAATCGAACTAGCTACGCATGGTCTATATGCAATACAAATTTAGATTATTTGAATAAAGCAAAGGCATATATTGAAAAAATATACGACTATGAATTTAAAATCATAAAATGCGACACAACCAATGTAGAATACTCTAGAAGTGACGTATATAAATTAATTATAAATGGAGGAAAGTCTACGCAACCGATAATTGATAAATATCGCACATTGTTTTATGATGAATATAGCAAAAAAAAAATTCCAATCGAAATATTAAATTCGGCCAAAAATGTTCGAGAAGAATTTTTCGAAGGATATTACGACGGAGATGGATGTAAGTCGTCTCTTCGTAAAAACGGGTCTAGATATTTTGACATTGATGGAAAAATAGGAGCACATGGAATGTTCTTATTATGTAGGAGTATTGGATTCAGCGTATCAATTAATATTAATCCAGTAAAACCGAAAGTATATACATTAACGATAACTAAGGGTTATCAACAGGATAATCAGAATCGCGTAAAGAAAATTATAGATTTAGGAATAACTGAGCAATATGTGTATGATTTAGAAACTGAAAATCATCATTTTCAAGCAGGTGTTGGACAAATGATTGTGCATAATACGGATGGTTCTCATATTAAAGGGTTGTGTATTAACCTGTTTCACAGTGAATGGTCATCTCTTATTAAAATACCAGGGTTTCTATCGTTTATGAATACTCCTATTCTACGCGCTAGAAAAGGAACGCAAACTAAATTGTTCTATAATGATGGCGAATACCAAACCTGGAAACAATTGAACGATGGTAATATCAGTGGATGGACCATCAAATATTTTAAGGGTTTAGGAACATCGACTTCGGCCGAATTTAAAATGTATTTCGAGGACAAAAAATTCGTAGATTTTACATATAGTGGGCCATCCAGTGACGATTCCATCGACAAAATTTTCAACAAAAAACGCGCCGATGACCGAAAACAATGGCTCGAAAACTACGACAAGGCCGCTTATTTAGACACTTCGCATAAGAGTGTGAAATACGAGGATTTCATGAACCGCGAGCTCATCCATTTCAGCACCTATGATTGTGCTCGTTCGATACCAAATATGGTGGATGGTTTGAAAATCTCATTGCGCAAAATTTTGTATTCGGCGTTCAAGCGCAAGTTGACCAGTGAAATCAAAGTCGCCCAGTTTTCGGGGTATGTTTCAGAGCACAGTGCCTACCATCACGGTGAGGCCAGTTTGAATGGTGCTATAGTGAATATGGCACAGACCTTTGTCGGCTCGAACAATATCAATCTGTTAGAGCCGAATGGGCAATTCGGAACGCGTCTTCAAGGTGGCGATGACAGTGCATCGGAGAGATATATCTTCACCCAGTTGAATCCGCTTACCCGCGCACTCTTTCCCGACATGGACGACGCCGTCTTGAGTTATTTAGACGATGATGGCACCATTGTCGAGCCAGAATATTATGTCCCTATTATACCATTTGCTCTCGTCAATGGTATTTCCGGCATCGGCACCGGATTCTCGTGCTCGATTCCTGCCTACAATCCGACCACTATTGTGGGTTATTTGAAAAACAAATTGCGTAGTATCGGCAATGATTCGGTGCAGTTTGTGCCATACTATGAGGGATTCAAGGGGTCGATTCGCAAAATCGAAGACCACAAGTATTTAATCAAGGGCTGTTACGAGAAGGTGGGCGAAGACAAGATTCGCATTACGGAATTGCCCGTAGGCACCTGGACCATGCCCTATATTAGTATGCTGGAAGGAATGATGGACGGAGGTGTTGACAAAGCCGGGAAGAAAGTCGCGCCGACCCTCAAGGATATGGTCTCGATGAGCACCGAAGTCTCCGTAGATATTGTGGTGACCTTTCCGAAAGGGAAGCTCGCAGAGCTGGAGGGGGTCGTCGATGCGACCACCGGCGTCAATGGACTCGAAAAGATGATGAAACTGACCACGACGGTATCGACCACCAATATGCACATGTTTGACTCGAATATTCGATTGCATAAATATGGGTCGGTCGAAGAAATCATTGACGACTTTTATGGTGTCCGCTTGTCCATGTATGGAAAGCGAAAGGCGCAGCAAGTCAAAGACATGGAACAGAAACTCGTGCGCTTGTCGAATCGTGCCCGCTATATCAAGGAGACCTTAGATGGTGTCGTCGATTTGCGTCGCAAGAATGCGCAACAGGTGGAGGAATTGATGATGGGTCGCAAGTTCGATAAAATAGAAGATTCCTTCAAATACTTGATCAAAATGCCGATGGATTCGGTCACCATGGAAAATGTCGAACAAATTATGAAAGAACGGGAGGTTTGCGAAAAAGATTTAGCAACCTTGAAGGCCACGACGCTCGAACAAATCTGGTTGTCTGAACTCGACATCTTAGAACGCGAATATGCAGTGTATAAAACTCGCCGTGAAAAAATACAAGCCGGTTCGGTGAAGACCGCGGAAAAGAAAACCGTCATCAAAAAGGCGGCTAAAAAATAAATAACACATCTTTGTATATATTTTTTATGAATCCATGTTTCACACAACTCTCTATGGACATTGTCAAACATATTTTAGGCTATCATGAGAACATTGTTATCCGGGGCAACAAAATCATCTATATTGGCAAGATTGCAGCGGATGACCCGCGACGCATGTTGCTTTTGAAACGACCACTCATCAAAAACAATCGAGTAACCTTTCCACTATTACCCACCCATCGACCCGGCATACTCAAATGGTTTGTTCTCGTTTCTACCCGAGAAATTGACTACAATGAAGAAACCGATGAAATAGATATTGGCCATCATATCATTGAATTCTGGAAGTTGGAACGAACCATCGGAAGTCATCATAATCGAGTCCTTTCGACAAAGGTGACGAAAATTGTGTAATAGTATTGTATTTTCGGAAATCGATATAAAGTTTTCCGGCTACATCATGTAGGGTATTATGAAATCGAATCGTGCAAACAAAACACGGAATGCCGACGACGACGAAGAAGAAGACGAAAAGGAAGACGATTTGTCGGGTATTTCCAGGGAGAATAACCGCATTCTCTTTTACAGTGAAATCGACCGGAAGAGTATTTTGAAATTGATTGGGCTCATCAAAGAAGCCGAAGAATATTCGATGATTTTGTCTATGCGGCTCAGTATCGACGCCGTGCCCATTTATTTGCACATCAATTCGGAAGGTGGAACGGTGTTTGATGTATTTATTGCCATGGACGTGATTCGTAATTGCCGTGTGCCCGTGTATTCGGTGATTGACGGAGCAACTGCGTCGTGCGGGACGCTCTTGAGTGTAGTGTGTGCAAAACGATATATTCGTCCATCGGCCTTTATGCTGATTCATCAATTGAGCAGTGAATGCTGGGGCAAAATGCGCGAAATCGAAGACGAATATAAAATTTTAGTGGAGCTGATGGATAAAATCAAAGCCACCTACAAGCAACATTCGAAACTCAAGAAAAAACAAATCAAAAAATTGCTGAACCATGATTTATGGCTGAATGCGGAAACGTCGATTGAGTATGGACTCGCCGACGAATTATGGCTGAAATAATTTTGTCATCCTACTATAGTAGCATGACAGAAATTGCCCTGAAATATATACCGAAACGATTGACGCAAAAAGACCGCAAGAAACAAGCGGCAATGTTGCGCAAATCGCGCAAACAGTATCGCGAGGGGAAATATTATACACGTAAGCGCGTTGCGTCTTACAAGAGCAAACCGTCGAAACACGTCGCAAAAGCCCGTCGTATCTACGGCGTCGATTCGATTGCGCCCTCGAAAGAATTGGCCGAAGCCACGGGGTGCTCCATTGATGCTATGACACAAATCGTCCAGAAAGGTGAGGGCGCCTATTTTTCGTCGGGGTCTCGTCCGAATCAAACCGCTCAATCCTGGGGAATCGCACGTTTAGCAAGTGCCATTACCGGCGGCAAATCCGCTGCGGTAGATTATGCGATATTGGAAAAGGGTTGCGACCATCACATGCGCGCATTTAAGATGGCAAATCAATCGCGGAAAAAACATGGGTATGGACAACGTCGCGTAGCAAAGACAGTGCTCTAGAGATGCGCCGTTGTATACACCGCACACACATTGAGTAATATACCAATGAATAGCGCAAATCCAATGGGCCAGTTTTTAGCCATAAAATGTTGCGTCATTTTTGCAGGCAGGTTTTGTTCGAGTTCGAAGTATTTCCCCTCTTTGCCACATTTGTTTTCGTCATTACGACAGGAACTCGCGAAATCATAGTCGATTTGGTCGCTGACAATGTCTTTCGATCCGAATTTTTCACACCGATTTAGCGTCGATGTGAAATCGTTGTATGTGCTAGGTTTGTAATACATACAATTTCGGCAGGCAGGGATATCGATATTTTTGATGACTCTATTTCCGCGAATCAGGGGGAGTGCGACTAGCCATGTAAATCTCATTTTGTGTATACAAGTCTCCTAGAGTATTTAGATTGTTTTGCAATAAATCATCTAAACAAATCGTCGATAGTAGTTATATCAATGTCTAACATTTTGGCCATGTTACCTCCGCCCGGGGATACAACTATCCCAACGATTTCCCGTCGTGCGCGCTTAGAAGATTTTTTCGGGGATGATGCATGCACACAAAATAAAAACAACTATAATCAAAATCAATGTCATAATGATTCTATATCAAAAAATCAACAAGAGTTTGGGCACAAAAAACGTATCAAACCATGACGCACAGGAGCAAAAAGCCAGCAACAAATTGCACCAAAGGGCTTTAAAAAAGGTTTCCGTGGATAAATTGTTCAGGCACTATGTGAATGACGTGACATAAATATGTTGCCGACAACAGAATACCTAATTATTCATATATCGTCATCAATTGCTTGATAGTCGGACCCATATTTTTTCGGTAATGCCTGATGTTTGCAAACAAGATGCATCGCATACAACATCATAACCATTACTGCAAGTAATGACGTCAATATAAATACTAAGTTGATATAGGTATCGACTAAGATAGTATATTCAGTTTCATAGAATTCTATCATTGATTCATCAACTACATTATTTATGCTACATAATGTTCGCGCATTTTCCGGACATAAATCAGTGGCGAAAATTTCGGACGGTTCAACAACTGATTTATAGGATTCTTCAATCATTTTGATGCCATCGAGTTCAATCGTATAGTGTTCTGTGTCATAGACATAATGTATGATTTCATTACGGGGAGATGCTTCCGCATAAACGATGGCCGACCATTGGTCATAACCGTCGATTTCGGTAGTATTGGTCCATGCATTGTCAGTGGCGAGACCCATCAAGGTGGGGAGCCAGTCGGTCACGTGCATTTTGCCCTCGTAAGTTTTTCCACGCAAAGTGGCGTCGATGAGCGGGCTATGCACAAAAGCATTTGACCGAACACCGCCATTGTATTTGTCGTATTTGTTGCCGCGAAACGGATAAGATGTGCCATTGACGATTCCTTCGCCGCCATTGTCTCCGGCGACCACCAGTATCGTATTGTTATAGAGACCATGCGATTTAAGTGCGCACGTCAGATTCGCAATGGCTTCGTCGAGCATCAGATTTTGCGCACAATAAATGGCGGCGTCGTCAGAATAGGAAGTCGAGCACCGCTCGACATAATTGTCGGGGGCTTCGCGTGGAAAATGGACGAGCTGTAGGGCATAATATAAAAACATAGGAGTAGATGGATGATTTTCGGCATGGTCGGCAATCATCGTCTGGACTTTTTCATTGAATATATAGGCACTATGGTAATCGGAATCCAAATAGGCGGCGTCGGTTTCCAGAGTATCACCATCCTGCAAATCGAGAAATCCGCCATATGTTTTGTTGTAGTAATCAATATAACCACTATAGTATCCATAAAACTTGTCGAATCCTCGATAGAGGGGTGTGCGGGCATAAGACGAGTAGCCTAAATGCCATTTACCGACTAAATAGGTGCGGTATCCAGCGGATTGCATGCTTTGTGCCATCGTGGTTTCGGAAAGAGGTAATTCTGCGTCATCATTTTCGTCACAGTCTTCGAACCCGAGTCGTAGGGCATATCGGCCAGTCATGAGGGCACCGCGGGATGGAGTGCAAGATTCGTGGGTGAAATAGTTTTCGATGATGATGCCGTCATTCGCGAGCGCGTCGATATTTGGCGAAACAAAGGGCATGTAGGTCGAATGATAGCCGACATCATTGTAACCCCAGTCATCGACAAATACAAAGACAATATGGGGCGCATCGCTGTAAGAATAGATTTGTTCGACGGTCACTGAATAAGTATCGTTGATATAAGGACATATACCACCACATTCGTCGTAAGATGCATTGATGATAGTGCTGTTTGTATCTGTTCCGGAAGTATCAGGTTGCACCAGGCGGTCTAACCATATTTCCGAGAGTTCGGCGATTTGTGCAATAGATGTGGTATAGGCGGGGTCTTTCGAAATGTCGATGGATTCCGTGGGATCGGCAGTCAAATTAAAGACATAAGACGTTCGGGTTTGCCACACAAATAGGAGGAATAATATGGTGGGGATATATATCATTATATGTAGTGGTATATATTATACAATGTCTAAATCTGTTTTGACTACACAAAATTGAATATTTTGTATGATGTTGTGGAAACTTATCAAATATGTATAACACGATTCTTTATCTTTTATCGAAATTATTCGGAAAGAGTTCCGCAAAAACCATACACGCTCGACGTGAATCATTTATAGATGACCCGTCACCACAGGAAAACACGAATAATGGTCCTTCGCACAATGGAAATTTAATTGTCTCTCGAAACAAATCACGAACTGGGAGGGTGCATCCCACATATGACGAGGAACCTCATGTTGAATAAAAATAAATCTATTTTTATTCACACTCACTACAAATACACAGAAAACGCTCTGTATAGGGTTCGAACCTACGACCTAACGGTTAACAGCCGTTTGCTCTACCACTGAGCTAACAGAGCAAATATGAAACTACCATGGTTTCACACAATAACTAGGCCCGATTCTTTATGTTGTTTTTCCGAAAACTCATATATTTGTAATTCACATAGTATTCACATAACATCACAATTAGAAACCACTGCATAATTGCAGCGAATCATTTAGAATAAAAACATGCATTATATACATATGAAGAATATTACGAAATGGATATTGCCGCCTAGTCCAGATACATGTGGCCTATGTAATTGTCAGACGGAAACGACCCTCCTAATATGTAGGCATCGTATTTGCGAAAACTGTATCGAAATCCAGGCCATGTATTCGCATGCGATTCCATGTTTTCAATGCAAAGGAATCTGTTGGCATGCTTCGAAATCGAATGTAGGGAAAAAACAATAGGGTAATGAATCGATTTTTTGTGTAATAGAATTGTATTACACAAACCTGTTAAAAATAAGGTTTCAATTCGAGCTGTTTGTAAGAACGGTCGTTTGCTTGTGGGCGGTCGAATGGCATGACTAAACTACTCTGGTCTTGGCAATATTTCAAGTAGGCGACGGCTTCGCCATGGACGAATTTGACACAATAATCGAGAACAATATCATTTAGGCGTTGTATTTGTTCAGGAATACGGTCGGGGTAATGTTCGGCGTATTGCAAATAGGTGCTGCGCATGATGATTTTCAGGGCGTCAATGTTTTGTGGCGGGACATTGATTTGCATAGGTCCGGACATTTTGTAGACACCGGCGCGAATGCCGTTTTGCAAAATGGTGATATTGGCTTCTGAGAAAAACGCCTGGGACAATTGACTATTCTCCCAGGTGCCATTTAGTGCACCTCGATATTCGGTTGCCTTGTTGGTGATGGCGATTTTTTCTTGCATTTGGAAGCGGATATCTTGTGGGGGTTCGGCAATAATATCGACGCGTCCATTATATTTAGCAATATTCAAAATGCTTTTATAACTATCTTCGAAAGACGTTGGATTTAATGACATACTTATAGTGGGATGAGAAAAAAGAACTTGTGGAAAACCGTCATTTCTTGTCAAATATGCGCTAAATATGTATGTTCTCATTTCGTCCGGACGAATGTATAATATTTTTGTGGTCTTATGATATAGTATGGATTCGTTTCAAAAAATCGTTTTAGCAATCGCCACTGTCATTCTTATTTTGATTTTGACAATTATTGGTGTCATGCTCACAAAATATAAAAACAAGGTCGTTTATCCACCTGTTGCAAACACCTGTCCCGATTATTGGAAAATTTCGGCGGATGGTCTCAGTTGTTCTATACCGAGCTCTTCTGCGGTAAATGCCGGCAATATCTATAAATCCGATGGAAGTCTAGCCATTTCATCAGCCGATACCTACGGATATGATTCCACAAACAATACCATTAATTTCACCGACGGTGGATGGAGCACTTCAAAGAGTGCAGTATGTGCACAGAAAGACTGGGCCGGAACCTATAATGTCATATGGGATGGGGTCAGCAATTACAATTCATGCTAAATGATAATCGAAAGTCATTATCATTTATTTCTTGGTTCGGGTGACAAATTTCACAACATTCGCCTTTTCACCGAATGTGTGGTCAATATCGCTTATGTGTATTGGCTTTTGCACCAGAGTGCAAAGATATGTAACCGATTGGTTTAAACTAGAGCCGTGGATAATGGCTTTATTATCTACTTCCATCGTGGAATATTTCAATCGACGCAAGTTCTCTATGGCCGGATGCAAATCCGTGATTTGCATTTGCACGGCATCGCGCAATGTTTGTTTGTTGTTTGTTTGCTCATAATCTTCCACCATATGTTTGATAACAAGGGTGATTTTTTCGACATTCTCAATCGCATCATTCATTTGTCGTTGGCGTTCTTCGCTATAATAAAGTTGATTGTGATTGGTCAATAGTTCTTTATACATGGAACTGTCGCCCGTGTAGTGTTCTAATTTCTTTTTGAAGATATTTGCAGCGGCGGCTTCTCCTATATAATTAAAGAGAACATCGAGCTTTTGTCGGATGATGGATGTCTGTATTTTTTCGGTATCTTCTTTGAACAAATACGTCATGTATTCTTCGTCGGAATACCCTCCGCGATACAACTTGATGTCTAAATTACATTTCGTTGCCCGGTTGGTGTCGCCACACATGGCCACATAATATTCGTCTTTTAGCTCAAATATTGTGCCTACTGGACGCTTGCAATTCACGCATTTCGGCTTGTATTGTTGCAGCAATGTTCTCCCAATCTTTTTCGTAGCAGCTTTGCGATATATGTCTTTCCGTATACTTTGATTATTTGTGTCATATTGATTCTTGAGTTTGAAATACTGATGCAATGCTTCGATATAATCGATTTTTTGGCTGTCTGTTTCGGTCGAGTTCTCTTCACCCCGTGGAGTATAATCCGCAAAGGGTGTATTCTCACTTTGGATATCCACTAACGATGCTGGGACGTGTTCAATGACTAACATTGGATTGTTTGAAGCATGTAAAATACGTAGTTTCTGGCAGTTCTCTAAATCGAGGATTTTCAATTGGTTGTTGGTGACATAGAGTTCTTCTAAATCTTCCGGAAGCTCCGACAATTCGGCGACTTTATTATTGGACAAGTTGAGAACTTGTAGTTTCGGCGTTGATTTTCCATCAAAATAGGTCAAATAATTGTCTTCGCAAACGATTTTTTCGAGTTTGTGTGATAGATTGTCTAGATTGGTCAATAAATTGCGTCCGACAATCAAAGTTCTCACTTCATCTGGCAAATTGCGAATCGATGTAATTTCGCCTTCGCCGAGTTCAATATGTTTGATATGATTGAATCCACTTTCGCCTAAATAGGCGAAATCGAGGTCGCCATGGAGAGGTTCTCGAATGACGAGTTCGCTCGTCGATTTCGACAAGTTCTCGATAATGCCCATCAATTCATCTTGTGCGCTATTGTTGTCGCGGCGGACATTTTCGCGTTCGCTTTCTATAATATTCATATTCTATACAATATGAATATATGTTTCTAGGGATTTATGTGCGCAACCGTTCTAACATATCGTATTCGCTTCGGTCTTGCACCACGGGTAGGCTGGTAATACTGGAAAGCGGATGTTCAATGCGCTCGTTTTGATAAAAGCGTATTTTCGACAAAATATAAGCCTGGTCGTGCACCATCTTGTTGTATTGTTCTTCGGGGGATAATTTGCGCTTGTAACAAATATAAAGGGCTGAGCCGAAGATGCCTAAAAAGAGAATGAGAACGCCGATATTCAGTGCCCATGTGTAGATGTTCACGCGGTTATCATGACAACGATTCAGGGTATTGTATAAAAAATGTTTGACGCCGGGTTCAATCAATCGGGGTCCACTATTCATGCTCTATACATACTAAGGATGCAAAAACGGGTTTATTTTTCGCTAAATTCTCAAATAAGCTAAAACGCCTAAATAACAAAATATGGCGATAAAAATGGCCGCCAGCCATATGGGGACGACTGTTTTATGGCGGTATCCGACGCCAAAGGGGCGAAATCCTCCGTCTTCATTGTATAATAGTTGTGGTTTCAATAGATGTATCATTGAAAATATCACTAAAAACATAAAAATAGCAATATGGACCTTATACACTCGCACAATTTGTTTCAACATAGTTATATTATGGACATGTTTTTTTATCGACATATTCTATAGAATGCCGGCATCCCGCCGAAAAACATGTAAAATATACAAATCATGTGCACACGTTCCTTGTGGAAAAGTCATGAATCAATGCAGTCCGGCATATTGTTCCGACGGTTCGAAAAACTGGGCGTTGTGTAATATGGCTCATTGGAATCCGCGTTACCGCAAATATTGCAAAAGCGAATCACGGTGTCGCAAGAGTCGGAAAAACACTATATCTACTGACCAGGTAGATGCGAAAGAATTGCATCACAAAATGCCCTACATATGGCGTCATCTCGACCGTAAAACCCGGCGCAAGATGGTTGCTTTAGCAAGAAAACCAGTGTCGGAAATCGACATCAAATACATGAAACCATAAATACATCATCTATATGTTGTATTTATGCAATAGAGTCAATCACTAATTGTCGTAAGCGAAATCATCGTCGCCTTCGTCCCCATAATAATTTCCGTCTAAATAATCGTCGCCGAATGCGGCAATATCTAATCCATCGTCGTCGTATTCTCCCGCCGCTTGCTCGGCATCTGCATACAAATCTTCGACCGTCATTTCGGCTAAATCCACGTCCAATACATCTTGCGCTAAATCGGCTTCCAATCGGTGCAATATATCATTTCGTTCGCGTTCATACGTTTGTTTATCATACGAAAAGACGCCTTTTTGAATACCTACATTCCAGCGTCCCAGTTTGAGTTGTTTCAACATATCTTCCGTTTTGCGTTCGTCCTTTTCCATGTTCTCTAAATAATCCGTAATGACTTTCTTTTCCTCTTGTTTTGATTTCCGGATTTTGCGGGCAATGTCGCTATAGGATTTGTCCATCATCGCCTTGTGTTCGAAATCTATAGTAATAAAATCAATCAGAAGAGAACAGATGCGTTTGCGAAATGCTTCGCGGTCACCGCCTCGAATATCCACGTTCTCTAATGCACCTACATCATCCCCCATATTTATATCCATGGTGCTGGGTGCATCGATGCCTTCATCCATCATTTCGCGACGTTCTTGACGGCTCACGACCAGGTCATAGTGCATCATATCGTCGTCCATAGCCATTTTCATATATTCGTATAACACAGACAAATAGCAATAAGAGTGCAACATGTAGAGGGTTTTCTTGTCAAACAATTCGAAATAGGTCGCATCGTTTTTGTGAATAGGTGTTTCAATCGGAATATGTTGCAAAAACAAGTGCAAATTGACACATTGTTCTCCGATTTGATGGAATACTTGTATGATGGAAGCGTCGTCTTTGTATTTTTTGAGTGATGCTAAATGTTTGCACATAATATTCCAGATATCCTCATAGTGATGTTTCGACAAATTCCATTGCACATTCACTTTCGGTTTCTGGGTTTTGTATAAAATCGTAGATGGATATACCTTTGCCATGGATTCGACCGCATTGCGCATAAAGTGACACACGGTATATATGGCATCACCCTCTTTGTCATCACTCTGCCATTTAGTGATGGTAGCTAAAAAAGATTGAATCTCATTGATTTTGTCTAGTTCGACGGACCGGCATCCCTGAATGAAATCCACAATTTCCTTCAACATATCACCATTCACTTTGCCTACATATTTGCGCAAATTGGTTAATGATGGGTCTTCTTTTTTCATGTCGCGAGGCTTGTAGCCATCAATGACTTTTCCCAGCAAATTGCGCAATGGGTGTGGAATCACTTCCGAATCGTATTTTTCCATGGTTTCTAAAAAGTCGGTGAGTGCAGCAATGGCAGGGGTTTCGGCGCTTTGTGTTATAGTAATTGTATTGCGTTGATTGACTTTTCCCATGAGTTGCAGGAGTGCTTCGGCGTCGAATTTTTTGCCGTGTTTTTTCAGGAATTCGGTTTTTTCTTCAATGGACCAGAAGGGTTGATATCCCGCGGGTCTTTCGCCACAAAGGGCGGCAAATTCTTCGGGGACGGCGAGTCCGGGGCGGTCATAGCGGCAATAATGGATAAATGCCGCGTAAATGTTTTGCTCGATTTGTCCTTTTGGCATCTCGGGGCGGATGGCCCAGGTGGAGGCGGGATGATAAAAGAAGGGGGCAGTGGATAATTCGCGGACATCGTTCAACGTTTTTCCTAAATCATTGGCTACGTGAATGTATTGTTCGATGGCCGGATTTTCGGCCATAAAATAGGACAACGGATGAGTCGATTTGTTCGCCTCATTGCAGCAGGCGTTTTGCAAAAAGGCTTTGCCCGCGGCGGTTTGCAAGAGTGCGTTTTTCTTGGCTACAATGTCATAGATTTGTTCTATGACACCATAACCGTGCGCATTGATTTTCGATTTCAACATGTCAATGTGTTCGCGTTGTGATTTGCTGCCCTTTTTCAAGGTTTCGCGCAATTCGGCCTTGAAATCCGACGACACCGTGCGCAATCCAGCAATGACGCCGATGGAAACCATAGGTGGCAAGAATTGTCGCCATTTTGAAACCGAATGTTCTTCCGGAACCACTTCGTCGGGTTGGAGAACTAAATAGGCGCGTTTGTTGGCATACAATTCTTGCACGTCATTGCGTTTGGTAATATGTTTGTCTAATGCATCTCGGATACGTGCGGCAATGGCCGAGACGTTGAGTTTTTGAATCGATGCCCACGGCGCCTCGTCGGTTTTCGAACCATGTAAGACACATGCAATGTATTTGATACCGGAAACGTCTTCGATACCCGTCATTGGATACCCGGCAAACGATTTCACACATCCGGGGTAAATTTTGCGGGTTTTGATAGTAGGTATAGCACATTGCGCTGCTACTAGCACACATGCACCCACGATACCAATGATGGATTGATGTTTATAAATCGGCCATGGAACTGGGACACGCTCCGCCTTGTCGGTTTTCTTCGCCGCTTCGTCGACGCGTTTTTTATACGAATCTTCGCTCAAAATGACGGCGCGGTTGCGAATCAATTCGAGCGCACAACGCAAGACGAATTCTTCGACAAATTCGGTTGGTATACCACCATTATAACAAAGGGCAGCAAACACATTGTAGGCCATTTGGTCATCGGCATCTTCAAATTCACGCCCTTTTTTGGCCAGGGTTTCGGCAATGACTTGCCCCACATCTTTCTCTAAAATACCGTGGCTGACGATTTTGAATCCGGCATCGTCATATTCGTCTTGCGCTACAAAATCGTTCTTTTGCAATTCCCAACCACTGTATTTGTCGATAATGGCATCACCGTCATCACTTTGACGACCATGACTATGACACAATTCGGCTAAAGTTTGTTGATAATCCCCATACACAAAGGCCTGTGCTAGCATCTTGATACTGACTGGTAATAATTTGACGTTTGTTTCTTTGCAATAGAGCCATTGTGCTTCTTCTTTCAATTCGATGACCATGGCTTCGCGACAATATTCGGTGACAAACGTGCATAAATCGTTTTGCTTTTTGATGAAATCGTCTTGTCCCATAATCCAGTCGAGTAATTTCGCATAAGGCGAAACAATCAAATCTTCTAACTGTGTCTGTTTGCCTAATTCGTAAGACACTAAATTCTGTTTATAGGCCTGAATTTGTCTCAATGCAGCATTGCGCGAGATTTGTTTGCGACCGCGTTCTAAGGTATTTTCGAGTTGCTGTTCCATTTCTTCGACCGTGATGGCTAAACGTTTGTCTAATTCGCCGAAAACCTTTTCGTGGGACAATTTGTCCATTTTTGCATGAGAACGTTCCATCGTATCGCATTGTTGATTGACCTGATTCTTATAACACGAAGTATCTATATTACAAAAGAGGGATTGGTTGTCTAAAAAGGCTTCTTCGCTAATACTTTCGTCGCGCACCCAGTGGTCGTTCATGCGCTTGTAATAGTGGGTTTTGCCACGAACCCGGCCTTCATGCTCGATTTCAGCTAATTCCCGTTTCGTCAATTTCGATGGGTCCACGTCTTTTGGCAGTTGAGGGGCTAATTCGAGTAGGGCATATTCGCCGGATTTCACGGTTTTTTTGCCAGCAATCATCGTGGAAGCTAATTCTTTCGCAAATACACTATTGCAATCGTGTTTGGCAATCAAGTTCTCAGCTAAATAATCGACGAAATCGGTGGGAACCATTTTCTTTTGCTTGTCGGCATATTTCTTCAAAATGTGGTAAGGGGTATCGTCGTATTCAGTGTCATAGTAAATGTTTTCGATATTGTTGTCCTTTTGTAATTCGGTAATGGATGTGTATTTTTTCGTCAAGAATCGGCGGGCGCAATCGGTGGGTTTGATTTTGTCGATTTTGCTCATGTCTTCGACGTAGGGGTGGTCGAGCGCATCGAGAATTTTATGGGGGGTGGTCAAGGACAAAAGCATGCGCGAGACCAATACGTCGAATATGGCGCCGCCATCCATTTCCGCGATTTTGAGAAGAATTTCGGCATTTGTATAATTGGCTAAAGCATTGACGTCGACCTTGTAAGCATCGCAAAATACCCCTAATAAATCGGATTTTTCGGCAAAGGTTCTCATCACCACATTGGTGAATTTGTTCACAGGCTTGCGAACATTACGCATCTTCATCATCTCTTGCTCTTTTTGTGCAATAGATGTTTTGTATGCTTTGACCTGGTGTTTGATGAAAAAACGGATGGAATTGTATTGCTGGTAGGTGATGTCTTCTGCATAAACATAAAAGGGTTCGAGAACCTGGAGGGCATCAACGACGGAAAGGGGTCGATTTGCCATGTATTTTTGCATGGTTTGAATGAGGTAATGGGTTTGGGGTAAAATGGCGTTCAAGAACTCTTGATAGTCGGGATGTTCCACGTCTTCGGACACTGAATAATTGACGATTTTCGATAAAAAACGCATGTTCTCGTCATTGGGGTTTTCAGGGTCGGCATAGGGAACCGCTTGATTCAAGTCTTCCAGAGAGTGTTCATGCACCTTGGTACGTTTGTTGAGTAGGCGGAACAATTGTAATGGATGGCGGGCTAGTTCGGTGCGGTCTAATATCGAAGTGCCGGGTAATTCCACGCGGGATAGGTGCATGATGGGTTCGGGCAACATCAAGACGGATTTGAGCGTGATTTTATCGGCGGGCATGAGCGGTTTGCGCAAAAAGATTTTTTGTCCATGTTTTAAGGCGACGGATTCAGGGCGCATAACGCCTAAATTATATCGTTCAATGACAAATCGAGTAGGAATATCCGTATGAACAGCACCTTGACGTGGATATGACACAACGGTGCGAGAACTTGCGCAAAAGTTCTCTAGATTATGCACAATACAATCAATATTGGCTTGAATTTCGCGATGATGCACGAGAACATTGTGTGCAGGATTGGTGGGTTCTTCATAAGGTGTCATAGTATCCGTCATCGATTGAAACATGCGAACATATTTGAGACCTTCTCCGACACCGGTGTTTTTCTCAAAATCACGCTGAGCGGTATATTGGTCATACACCGCATCTGATACTAATACAGTGGCCACATCTTCGGCAATATCTTCCGAATATTGACGCGAATTTTCAATATACATTTTGCGGCGATTTTGCACCACGGGTATGGCCCACTGGATGCGGGTATTTAGGTTGCCGAGTTTTTCGAGCAAAGGTTTATGTCCGGCGCCTTTGATGGCCACATCCACTACATTGCCATTTGCGTCGAAGGTAGAGAACTTGGCGCGGAGTTCTTTGAAACGCTCAATGAGCAACGATAAATTGTCCATGACGCGTTTGGTGCGTTTGCTGTTTGGAATGGTCGATAATAATTCGTCCATCAAATCAGTCACTTGCACATCGACACCGTAGCGTTTCTGGCTTTCCGGAACTTCGACCTCGACGGTAATTTCTGCGAGTTCGTCGCCGAAAATATCCGCGGCATCTAAATATATTTTGTGGAGAACATCGTGAATATTTTCGTCGGATTTGGCGTTTTCGGGTATCGAAATGATGGATTCGCCACTTTCAGTAAATGCGATTGACGCTTCGGCAGCTAGCGCTGTATCGGGTTCTTCACCGACGTCTTCTAAGTCCATGGCCGAAAGAGACGACTTTGCACTGGCGGGGCGTTCACGAATGACAATCGAGCGAATCGGAATAGTAGCCGGAATACCCTTGTATTCAAAATCAATGTATAACACTGAAATCGCCGGGTAAGTCGTAATCTCAATCATATCTTCTTCTAAATTCGTAATTTCACCGGTAACCACGGTCGGAAATTCGCCCCCGAAATGAATATCGACCCAGGTTTGTGGTAGCAATTTATTTTGTCGGGCATATCCCGCCTCTTCACTACGACCAAGCAGTTTGATTTGTGTAATAGATTCGTCGGATAAATAACGGCCATCGAGAATATTCAGCGTTTTTTCTGCAAACGTGGTCAAATGAATCAGGCGGATATTCTGCTCGTCAATATATTCAATCATAAAGGTCTGTTCATGATACTCTTCGTTCGCCGGGGAAACAATTTGTATAATATCGCCGAGTTCCAGTTTGACGGAATGGTCATCATTGTTTATCATGATTGTTTCGTTTTCCATACTATATAGTTACTATATAGTATTGTTCTAAATTATTACGTGGATTCTTATACAAAGAGAAAAGGCAATTAGAGAGAACCTGGCATATATTCTTAGCAATGTCCTTTGAGAGAGTGTGTTATAGAGATTATGTATTAGAGTTGGATTCGCCCCAGTTCTCCGAAAAGATTGTTCCGTCGAAAATGGTGGAACACGCGGCCCTCTCTTATGCGGTCTATCATTATGACACCGATATTTTATGTTTCGACGACCATTTTCACGGTCAGTTTCGCTCCGTCGTGTTCTCCCATCCCGAAAACCGTCTCCTTTCGTTTTCTCCTCCTAAATCTGCAGTCAATGAACGATTCATGGAGGAAACGCCTTTCCTAGATGATGAACATGTCACCGTGAGCGAGAAGGTGGAGGGCGTCATGATCAACCTCTTTTATGAAAAACGGAATGGTCGTTGGACCCTGGCCACGAAAACGACTGTAGGTGGAAATCGCTGGGTATTTGAACCGAAAAACGACCCTGCATATGTAGGCAACCGGAAACCGAAACCCGAAAAATCGTCGTTTTTGGCGATGTTTTTGGATGCATTACAATGTTCTCAACACGACCTAAATGATTGTGCCATTATAAATGAATTGGACACACAATATTCCTATTCCTTTGTATTGCAACACCCCGACAATACCATCACTCGGCGAGTAGAAAGACCACGCGTCTATCTAGTGGCAGTATATGATATAGACCAGCAGCATAATCGTGCAGTAGAGATTCCGTCCTATGTCTATGAGAACTGGCCGATTTTCCTAAATGTAGGCATAATTGAATTCCCCACAAAAATCACCGAATCATCCTATGACACCATTCGCAAAAAATATTGCGCAAAACATTCGTCCTATGTTGGTCCAGGAATCGTCGTGCACAATTATGCAAAGGGTATGCGAACCGTCTTTGAGAACGAAGCATATGGCGAATTACGAAACGCCTATAAAATCAATACGATGCTCTTGTATCAATATTTGTCTTTACATCGGATTGACAAGATCGCCGATTTCATGAAATATTTTCACCCCTACCGCAAACAAATGGAAGAATTTAGGCGCGCATTCGACGATTTCATAAAATGTCTGCATCAGGCCTATCTCGATGTTCATGTTCTCAAAATCATAAGGGTCGCCGACCTCAATCATTCTATAGCACCCCATGTAAAATCTTTGCATAAGAACATCTATTTGCGATTTATCGGGACACGTTTAGCAAAACGCATTACGCGTGAAGTCGTGCGCGAATATGTTGAAACGATGGAGCCGCGCGAGATGTTGTATTTGATGACGCATCATCGTCGAACAGCAACTGTTGGTCAGTAGTGTAAAATAAAAGAGACGTTATTTTACAATGGTCATGCATCGTTGCATCAATGCAACTTTTTCATCGATTTTTGAAACGACGCATACGCATCGCCTAAAGTATCATAATGCACATATTTGATATGGTGGGATTCACAGAATTCTCGCACAATATGCGCGATTTTTGCATAATGCACATGACACATATTTGGAAACAAATGATGTTCAATCTGATAGTTGATACCCCCGAAAAAAACCGCCCACCACCGACATTGTTGCATAAACCCGGCCGAGTTATGGACCTGCATTTTGAACCAGTTGTTGCCTTCATAATGGTTGTCGACTTTTGATTCATAGAGGTCGTGGTCGGCAAACACATTGATATAATACAAAAAGCTATGGACCATCATATACAGAATCGTCGGACATAGACCCATGAACCAAAAAAGGTTTAATTTTAGAGCTACGAATAACATGTCTACATTGTCGTAATATACAATCTTCGGCAGGCGGTATTCTTTGCGCTTGACATTGGAGGAATGTTCAAACGATGCAATCACATACCATATGGATTGCAAATAATGCTGTCCAGGGAAAAATGCATACAGTGCTTGAATACCCGGAAAATACTTGACCTTGAGGTTGAAAATCGACCATATATCATAAATATTTGCATCCGGGTCATTTTGCAAGCCCGTGAACGAATGGTGATAATAGACGTGATGATAGAACCATAGATGATGATTCCATAATGTCCAGCTGTTCCACACTTTCGAAATCACCTCGTTTGTATGAGGATTTGTCGTAATGGCATAATGGGATGCGTCGTGCAGAGTGGTGAAAAATTGCGAAGATTCGCAGGATGCCGCGACCATTGCAGCGAAACATTTGACGAGAGTATGATACGTAGAACAAGTCGCAAAAGATAAGGCACACATATAGACCCCTAAGACCAGCACATTTATAAGCAGCCATGACGCGTCCGCCTTGATATTGGCGCGCCCGGGTAACAATGTCCGAATCTGTTCGACGCATTGTCTGTATTGTCTGAAATCAAACATGGGTTCTTCATCGCTGCCGGCAACTTGATACTTTTGGAGAATCGTTTCGATTTGTTGTATATCAGAAAAGGCATGATATGTTTCAAAAAGCGCGCTAATGTCCTTTTGTCCGCGGGTTTTTTCTAAAATGGCTCTGCCACCTGGGTGTTGCTCCAGAAAAGAGGTCAAGTCATAGGTTTTTCCATGGATATGCCATAAATCATACATCTTATCTATGATACTCATACATATGATGATATGTTTAGGTCAGTTAGGGATTTGGAATAATTGTTCAGAAAAATATATAAACAGAAAAGCGGTAGTAGTATACAAATGACATTTGTCGAAATACTTATCGACGCCATTTACGAATATGTTGATAGATACATCATTCTCGATGATACCTATATTGACGAAACCGAAGAATCTTATGAATCCGACGAAACTGCGTCTGTATCGGACGAAGATACAGACATCAGTGATTTATCTAGTGACAAAGATACAGACATCAGTAGCGACGAAGATACAGACATATCTAGCGACGAAGATATGACTTGTACCTACACGATACTCACATAATTCTATTACACTATGCGCAAAAAGTGTAATAGAATGATTATAAAATTGAAATGGTAAAAGGAAGTGGGAACAAAAGGAACCGTTATATCAACAATACACCCATGGAAAATTTTGAATTTATATTAGACCCATCCACTCGCGACATGATGGCAAATGGGCATCAAGTCATTTCGCAACTCGAATTATGGTCGTGGTTGCGAAATTATGAACCCGAAGAAGGACGCGGATTCATGTTTTCGTCGTCATCGAATCTAGACCGAATCATAGAAAAAATGGAATCCCTACCAAATGCTCCGGGACATTCGGGGTCATCGTTTGGCTATACGATGCGTCATTTGCATTTTATTGCACAACGCGGTATGGATGCTTATAGAAACGAAGTAGCGTCGCACCTACGCCCCACTATACAACATGGATAATTTGCTTAGATTTTGTAGATATTTCATAGTGAATTCTTTTTCTGTTGCATCCATATTCGAGACGGGTCCGCGTAAAGTATCAATCACCCTCATGATATCTCCGGAATTTTGCAAGTTTGCTAAATCTTGGGAATAATCCTTTTCAAAGAAAAAGGTAATGTTGCCGGAATCAATAATATCGCGATATGGCGCATAAATAAAGTTATACCATACCTTGATAATGGCGGTCGGATTTGCCCGTTTGATGGTTTGAAAGGATGTTTTGGCGGCTTGGATGTCTAAATTGTCTGGGAAGATGCGAATGACGTCATCTAAAAATTCGAATAAATGTGTATTGAAACTGCGTAAAAGTGTTGTTTTATCGGCCATGACGCTAAGTTATATGGTATGTGCCTAAATGTTTATATCGATTTTTGCGTATTATATATTTGATTGTGGCACGTAGGGGGAATTGGTAGGGAAGTATTTCGTAACGTCTTCATTGCGACGTTGTTCTAAAGTGTCTAAAGAGACATCCCCGCCGACTTTGTCTGGGCGATAATTATCCGGAGGTGTTTGAATCAACATAGATTCGCTATCGGCCGATACATAATTGTAGAGGGCACGCTTTACACCACGACCTTTTGCACTCAATTCTTCGGGTGTCAAATCGTAGGGCGTGAATTTCTCCGATATGATATTTGTGCTACCCCCCGAATAAGACCCAATCGAGAAACCGGTGGGCTCGCCTTGATGTCGAGTGGCCGCGTCGCGCTGTTTTTTAATAAGAGGGTGTAATAGGGGTAATATGTCATCGCCTAAAACGACCTTGAAATTCTGCTTCACCAATAAAAGAGCCGGAACACTATGGACATTCGGTGGCATCATGATGGTCTGACCGCTTTCTAAATGCACGCGGATTTGACCAGTTTGTGGGTCGCGACTACGCTTGTCAATACAAATGCAATTGAATTGATTCGTCAAATTTTCTTTTGCTAAATATTGTAAAATTTTTTTCGAATGTTTGCAATAATTACTATAATACACAATATCCATGAGGTTTTTCTATAGTGTTCGATACTATAAAAAAAACGATGATTTTACTTATTGGGTATAACGAGTCGTAAGTTACACCGAGCCTACACACATCGTGTGTAATAGGCGGTTCTGGAAGTAGAAAATACCATATGCAACTGCTGCGGACAACATTTGCACATAGAAATCAACACCCTTCTTCTTGGTGATACCGATGAAAAGGGCGGATAAGACAACCAGAATTAAAAATACCATACCGACGATGGAAAGAATGTAGAAATACAAGCAGTATTCCTTGCTAAGAGGGCCGAATAGGTTTTGCATAGTAGAGTTCTCCATGGGTGGATTATAAAATAGATGTAGATATTTTCCTAAATAGTCATGGACGCCAATTGTTCTAGTTTACAATTGTATTTAGTGTAGGTTCTATACAAACATAAAGATAATTATATATTTTTATAATATATGACAATGGACAATGCAACAACATGGAAAATAATCAATTCCCATTTCGAGGAAAATCCGCAATCTTTAGTAGCCCACCACATTGAGTCATTCAATGATTTTTACAAGAATGGAATCCAACAGATTTTCCGCGAAAAGAACCCATTGCGACTTTCGTCTAAATTCGATAAAACCATCGACGACTACAAATATCAATGTATCATGCATTTCGGCGGAAAAGACGGTTCGAAAATATATTTCGGCAAGCCAGTGATATACGATGACAATGATGCGCATTACATGTTCCCGAACGAAGCCCGTATGCGCAACATGAATTACGGCATGACCATTCACTACGACGTCGATATTGAATTCATCCGTATTTTAGACCCCGGTGAACAACCCACGCTGGTCGGAACTGAAGCATTAGGCGCAGAAGAACTCAAAACTGGTGGCGGTCTAGGCGCCGACCTCATTGACTATTCTGAAGAACACGCTGCATATTTGCAAGAACGCGTCGCCGGAAAACTCAAATCCAGTATGACCATGGAAGACGTCGATGAATTCCTCGCAAAGGAAGAAGACGCGTCGATGAGTGGTGGTGCACCTGCCCCGCGCAAACCCGCGAAAAAAGGGGTCGTGGCCCAGGTCACCCCTGCCATTGCCGCTTTATTGCGCGAAGCAAATGAACAATCCATGGTCGGACCCAATACACAAAGATTTTCTATTACACTTGACAAAATCTACCTCGGACGATTCCCCATCATGGTGCAATCCGATTTCTGTGTTCTCAGTGGATTGTCTCGCGAACTCCGTTATTCCATGGGCGAATGCCGCAATGATTTAGGCGGCTATTTCATTATTGACGGCAAAGAAAAAACCGTCGTTCCGCAAGAAAAATTCGCCGACAATATGCTGTATATTCGCGATGTGCATGGCGACGATTATTTATATTCCGCCGAAATTCGGTCGGTCTCGGAGAACGCGTCGAAACCCATCCGCACATTTTCCGTGAAAATGGTGTCGCCTAGTTCTACCTATGCCAACAAACAACTCGTCGTCAATATTCCGAATGTCCGCAAACCCATCCCCCTTTTTATTGTATTTCGCGCATTAGGTATCATCTCCGACAAGGACATTATTACCATGTGTTTGCTTGATTTAGAAAAATACGAATCGATGATAGATAGCTTTATTCCATCGGTCCACGACGCTGGATATATTTTATCACAAAAAAGCGCGCTCGAATTCATCGCCACATTTACGAAAATCGGAAACGTCACCTATGTTCTCGAAGTGTTGGCCGATTATTTCCTTCCTCATGTGGGCGAAGTCGCTTATATTCAAAAGGCGTATTATTTAGGCTATGTGGTATTCCGTTTATTGTCCGTATATCACGGACTCGAGACCCCCACCGACCGCGACAATTTCAAATACAAACGCGTTGAATTAGTCGGTTCTCTCATGTATGATTTGTTCCGCGAATATTATACATTGCAACAGCGCCATATCCATTTAGAATACGAAAAGACACTCTATTACAACAAGGGCACCTACGAAAGCAATTTGCAAGCGCTCGTCCTTGATAACAAAAATCGCGTATTCAAAGATTTAATTGTCGAAGAAGGTTTCCGCAAAGCCTTCAAGGGTAACTGGGGTTCGCAAACGCATACCAAACGCATCGGCGTCGTGCAAGATTTAAATCGCCTGTCCTTCAATTCCGCCCTCAGTCATTTACGCAAAACGAATTTGCCGATGGATTCGGGTGTCAAACTGGTCGGTCCGCGTGTTCTCCATACTTCTCACTGGGGATTCATTGACCCTCTAGATACCCCCGATGGTGGCAATATCGGTCTGCACAAACAACTCGCCATTACCACCTACGTGACTCGAGGCATCTCACGAGAACCTATCATTCAATGGTTGCGTGAAAAAGTATCGATGAGAATGGTCGAAGATTGTGGTCCAGCTCAGCTCGCCTATATGACAAAAGTCATTGTCAATGGCTATTGGGCGGGGTCGGTAGGAGAACCTGTCGAAACTGTTAAAAAAATCCGGTTTTTTAGGCGTAATGCCTTATTACCGATTCATTTGTCGGCCACTTTTGATATCAAACAAAACACCATATTCGTTTATTGTGACGCCGGTCGATTGTCCAGACCCATCTATTACAAGGATGAACATAGTGGTCGCATGTCCTATGAGAACAAGGCCGTCGAAAAACGCGTAGTCGACGGGGATTTCACCTGGTCACAACTCGTTGCCGGATTCAACGAGAAAAAACGCGAAGCCCGATTCCATATCAACGAGCCCCGCATCTACGAACTCTATGAACTCTATGAAGGTATCGGAAAAGAAACAAATCCGAATAAACTCGAGCGATTTTTGACGGAAAAAGCCGTCATCGATTACATCGACCCCAGTGAAAGTGAAGACGCGCTCATCGCCGTGAGCACCGACGAAGTCCTCATTGAAAAACATACCCATGCCGAAATCCACGAATCCTTAATACTCGGTATGATGTGCAATCTCATTATTTTCCCTGAAAATAACCCACCTGTGCGTAACTCGTTCTCTTGTGGCCAGAGCAAACAAGCCGTATCCATGTATCATACGAATCATCATGTGCGCATGGACAAGACCGCCGTCGTCCTAAACAGTGGTCAAACCCCCTTAGTCAAATCCCGCTTCACCGAACATATTAATCACGAGGAAAATTCATATGGTGAAAACGCCATCGTGGCCATTATGTGTTATAGTGGTTATAATGTCGAAGATGCGATATTGATTAACGAAGGCGCGCTCAAGCGCGGTCTATTCCGCACCACCTATTACACCACCTACGAGACCCACGAAGAAATCGACAAGGACAAACAGGGCAATGTATTATCCACGAAAAAATTCACAAATATCGAGTCCGTCGAAACCGTCGTAGGAACAAAACCCGGCTATGATTACAGCAAACTGGACAAATTCGGTATGATACGAGAAAACACGGAAATCAATGACAAAACGGTGCTCATCGGCCTCACCTCCAATGTCGGCGACAAATTCGTCGATGCTTCGAAAACGCCGAAAAAGGGACAGCTGGGAATCGTCGATAAAACCTACATCACGGAAGGCGAAGAAGGCGAGCGTATTGCAAAAGTCCGGGTGCGCGAAGAACGTATTCCGAACTTGGGAGACAAAATGGCATCGCGTTCCGGTCAAAAAGGAACCATAGGTATGGTGATTCCAGAATGCGACATGCCCTTCACGCGCGATGGAATACGGCCCGACCTGATTATTAACCCGCATGCGATACCGACACGTATGACTATCGGACAACTCGTAGAATGCATTACCGGTAAAGCGTCGGCGATTTATGGCGCATTCGGTGATTGCACGGCCTTCAACAACAAGGGGTCGAAAATCGGTGTGTATGGAGAACTCTTGTCACATGCGGGTTTCCACTCGAGTGGAAACGAAATCATGTATAATGGCATGACGGGAGAGCAAATCGAGACGGAGATTTTCATGGGTCCGACCTATTATATGAGATTGAAGCACATGGTCAAAGACAAAATCAATTATCGCGCGCTCGGTCCGCGCACGGCTCTCACCCGACAGCCGGTGAGTGGTCGTGCGAACGATGGTGGTCTGCGCATCGGTGAAATGGAACGTGATGTAGTCATCTCCCACGGCGCCACGAATTTCTTGACGGAATCCATGATGGAGCGTGGCGACAAATATTACATGGCGGTGTGTAATAAGACGGGTATGGTGGCCATCTACAATCCATCGAAAAATCTTTTTATGAGTCCATGCGCAGATGGTCCAATACAATTCACGGGTTCTCTCGATGGCAAGTCGCTAAATATCGAAAATGTTACGCGATTCGGTCGTTCGTTTAGTGTAATAAAAATTCCTTATTCCATGAAGTTGATGATACAAGAACTACAGGCGGCGAATATGCAAATGCGTATTATTACCGAAGACAATATTGAGCAAATTGAGAACATGTCGTATTCGCGCAATATTGAGAAATTGACGATGAAACCGGGGGCGACCTTTAGCGATGTGCAGAATGACGTCAAGGGACTCATCTATAAACAGCAGAAGGTGTTACAGACACCGGAAAGTGTGGATGAAGGTGTGATGGATAAACAACTAGCCGTCTTTGACCAGATTAGTCCGGTATCCCCACCTTATGCACCTGGTTCTCCTGTATATGAGCCAGATTCGCCACCTTATGCGAATGCATCGCCTGCCTATGAGCCAGATTCGCCACCTTATGCAGCTGGGTCGCCTGCCTATGAGCCAAATTCCCCACCTTATGCACCTGCTTCAACTGATTCATCTCCGTTTTCGTTTACCAAGAAATATGGGTCGCCTTCTCCGGAAGACCAGGGGTCTCCAGAATTTAACCCCGATGATTCTCCACCGTTCGCGCCAGCTGGCGGAAGCGAACATAACCTAGGGGATGTCGTCTATTTGCGCGGGGGTAAAAAGGCCAATTCACCCTATCAAATTATCAAAAAGGGCGATAAATTTTTAACCGTCGAATCCATGGACCCGTCCAATTACGAAGACGATGCCATACAAGTGGTCATGCCATTCGAAATATTATTACCCCATGAAATCAATCATGCAGCACCGATTGCAAATGCCTTTGAAAAACCCATGATTCGACATGTTGAACATTCTCAAGAGCAACCATCCTTTCTGTCAAAAGACGGTATTGTATTTGCACCGGTCATAAGAATTGTGAATGGCAATGATAATTCGACGAATGATGGTCAACCTGCTACAGCAGAGTCAACTCAAGGAGGAGACACCTTTGCAGTCCCCGTCATCAAAACCGTGAGTGGCGGAAACGCAACACCGGCTAAAATAGAAAACGAAGCACCTGCAGCTGCGCAAGCGCAAGAATCGTCGAGCTTAGGCGCTGGAATTATCGATTTCGCCAAGAGTTTTATTATCAAAAAGACGGGCTAAAACCCTCACTTCAATTTGAAGTTCAACAATGATAGAAAAGTATATAAAAAGAAACGACTAATCTTTTGTATAATAGTATGTTGTCTCGCTTTTCCAGACGCGCTTTCGCCTCCACCCCCGGCACCATATCCGCCATCGACGTGTTTGAAAAATCATGTTATTACAAAATCGATTTCAAAATCAACGAAGAAGCTTCGGCGAAAGAGGCCGTCCTTCGATTCACCGCATTCAATATTGGATGTTTAGCCGTCACCGACGCATCCAATAAAGTCGTCGGCGTATGCTCCGAGAGAGACTATATCAACAAAATAGCGGCGCTGAGTAAATGCGACACGACCACCAAAGTCAAAGATATTTGCACCTATAGTCCAAATATCATTATTGCCCGCAACGACGACAGCATAGAAGCCTGTATGCGCAAAATGATGTTCAAAGATATCCGCCACTTGCTGGTGGTTGATAAAAAAACCGACGAATTCACGGGCATGATTTCCATCAAAGACTTAATCAAAGAAATTATGAAAAACAACCACGAAACGATTACCCGATTAAGTGATTTCAAAGTCGGTAAGGGCGCCTTTTTCGGAAGTGAATAATCGTAACCATATTCCCATACACAATACTATAACACTGAGAGCGCGAGAATTCATATTTCCCTCTTTGTATTCCCATAAAAATCCAGCCGCTTCTAGCAAATAAGAAATCCGTATTATTTGTTGCGACCCTAAGAGTCGCATCAAACCATAAGTCGCAATCCAATATGCTAAGTGCCGTTTTGTAGCCAATGATAAATGATTCTCAGGTAATCCGTCCAAATAAACACTGGTTTGTTCATACATTTGCAGGTGTAAGTGGCTTAACGAATAATCATTCAAAATGGAGAGAGAACATGCTACGTCATAGAGTCCGTTGAGTTTTGCGAGAAGTGTCATAGATATGATTTAGGCGAACCATCTATATGGGTTTTCCAAAAAAAATTTTTCGTTTTTTCGCCCGACCCGTCAAATCCATGTTTCCCTACCATGTTTCCTTCACAGTTTCCCTACCATGTTTCCTTCGCGGTTTCTCAACCAAGGAAGGGTTCGTAAGGGAAACCTGGGTTTCCCTACAACCGGGTTTCCCTACAAAATTGATTCTAACCATCCACAAAGACATAAAAACAACACACTATATATATACAATGTCCAACGCCAACCGCATTTTAACTCTTTTCAAGGCTCGAAAAAACATATTAGAAATATTAGATGACCTCGACTACGAAACGACCGACTATGCCGGATTTAGCATCAATGAAATCGATGCCATGTATGTTAATAATCAGCTCGATTTATTAATGAATCATCAATCCAACGGCAAAAAGGTCTATGTCAAATTCTATTTAGACGCCAAACAAATCCGTCCGGCGAATTTAGACAATATCATCGAAGATTTGTTTGTCATTGACACCGTCTTGACGAAAAACGACACACTCATTATTATCACCGAAGACGAGCCGAACGATACCATCATCACCAAACTCAAATATTTGTTTGACCACGACGGGATTTTCGTAGTGATTCACAACATCAATCGTCTTCAGTTTAATATTTTGAATCATAAACTCGTGCCACCCACCGAAATCATACACGACGAAGCGAAAATCGCCGAACTCCAGAAAAAATTCAATATCAAATCCCTGCAACAATTACCCGAAATATCGCGATTCGACCCCTTAGCATTAGCCATGTGCATGAGACCGGGGCAAATATGTGAAATCAACCGCAACAGCGCAACCGCTTTATCATACAAATATTATCGCATATGTGTATAAAATAATTCCGCACCTTATTGTATATGTCATCTATTATTACCGTCGCTTATAGTCCGAACGATTTTTATTATACTACATCGAATATGGTTCCATCATCCGAACAATGTGCCATACAATATGCAGACGCAGCTGCGTGGAACGAAAAATGCAACAATTGCTATACCAAACAAGTCAATCCCAGTTTTACCGGAAATTGCGACGTTTCATGGAATGATATTTCCGCCAACTGTTACAATTTTCAATTATGCAAAAATCGAACCATGGCAGATTTAGCGAATACACAACAAAACAAAAATTCCGGCGCAGATGAGCGATATGCAAATGCACGCAAAGAATATGATTTTGAGCTATTGCATACCGTCAATCATATTAGTGGAATAATTATCATCGGATATTTGACCTATTATTTTTTATCACAAAAAAGTAGCGTCTAAGTATATACAAATGTCATCTGCAAATACTAGAAATTTATTATCAAAACAAGATATATTTCAATTAGAACAAAATGTCATGGCAAAATTGAATAATTTCAATCAAACCTATGCCACCTATATGAGGTGCGGTGCGACCGGAAATTCAAATCAAAATTACGTTGATAAATCAAACTGTCCTACAACCATTACAAAAGAAAATGTAGACAATGCAAAATCAGAATTAGATGATGCCATTGCGGAATTAAACGCCGCTATAGGCACACCTGAACAGGCCGGCACAAATGATAGCACCGGTGGGAAAACCCCCGCGTCCTATGCTATGAATTATAATTATGTAACAAAGCATTACTATAACAATTTAGTCAAAACGCGCAAAGACATTGACGATAAACTGGCCGAATTATACAATACCTCCGAAAGCACCAGTAGTTTTTATGATAAAATGTACATGTCCACCATGTATTCAAAAATAGTATTGACCGTTTTAGCAACATCCATTATCTATTATACCATCATGAAATTACGCAATAAATAATTGTGCGAAGATATACATATTATTATGTATTTATTATATAAGAGAATGAATACATATAACATAAATGGTGAAGTAAGAGAAGGCTTAAATGGTCGACACAGCAAATCCAATAAGAAAACGAAACAACCCGACCAGCAAACGGCACAATCAGATGCACAAACCCAGCAATATCAAACAACGGCAACCACATATACACAACAACAAGATACACAAACGGCTGAACAATCCGCAAAAGAAAAAGCTGATGCGGATGCAAAAGCAAAGGCCGATGCACTTGCAAAACAAAATACAGAAAACGATGCCAACAATGACAAAGCGAATGCCGACATTAGTAGTTATGCGACCAAAATGCTAGATAATGGATTTCAAAAAACATTTGCGAATTTTTTATCATCGGTGCAAGCAAAAGAATTGTCCGACGCAGCATCCATATCAACGCAACCGGTCGTTACTCCCATACCGGCCACCATCGACGCATCCGTCTATAGCAAACAAATAGACATCCAAACACAATTAGCCGACGCGGAAAAACATTATATCGGCAAATTCGGATTTACAAAATTCCGCAATAATATCACACAATCGTATTTAGGAAAATGCGCCGCACCCGACGAAAATGCTACCAATGCATACAATATGCAATTATTAGACAATAATTATCACACGCTACATAGTTGTCAAATGAACGCCGCGTCACAAAACTATAGTAGATTTGCATTAGTGAAACCGGACCCCGCAACTACGAAAATCGACGACGATTTGTATCAATGCTATGTTTCAAATGACCCTCTGCCAGCAAACGATTCTTTAGACTATGTGACTGTATGGAGTCAAGTCGCATCCGCTGCAAGTGTCGATGCTAGCACCGGCGATTTTATGGTTGGTTCAACCAATCTATCGAATATAGCAAACAAATTCAATCCATCTTTTTGCGGAACAACTCCCTGCACTTATTATTTAACACTGCAAGACAATGGAAATCTAGAATTACATCGTATCATGTCAACCCAAAACGGACCCCAGGAAAAAATCGTATGGCAATTGTTCTCGGACTATAGTGTTATAGATAAGATTAGCAAGGTGGCCGCGACCACCAACAATGCATGGAAAACCAGCAACAATACTACATTAGCCCAGGGGAAATCGATTCCGACCGATGTGCCTTTTTTGACATCTCCGAGCGGATTTTTTAAATTAGAAATCAACAATGGAAACTTAATTTTAAAAGCCTGTGTATATGCATGCAAAAGTAGTGATGCAAGCTACAAGAAGAGTATCAACGAATCCAATATAAAATTATACACGAATGTCAATACCGACCCTGCAAAAGGACAATCATATTACATCTATCAATTGAACACGGCGGGACCGAAAGTAAATACTACCTATTACGAAGTAAATGGCGGCGACTATAAATTATTACAGCCCATTGACCCTGCAAATCCGGATTTGCAAAAAGGAACAAACTACACCACTTACAATGGGTTTTATCCGCAATCGACATCTACGATTCGCACCATCACTACCGACACCATTGAGGATTGTAAGAACGCATGTTCTCAAAACGACAATTGCAGTGGAATATTCACCCAGACGAATGCACAAAAAAAGACAAATTGCACGTTGGCGTCAAACACCACGCCTTATTTTATGCCAAATCAAACAAAACCTTCCATAAATGATTCTACCTATTATATAAGAGAGCCGAAAATGAATTTAGCAGATAACAAATATAATATTCCAAGTGATGTATTGGTAAGCGCCACTTCTGATAAATATGCATCTTTTAATATGGGTAACACCATTTCAACGAGCGGATATGCATATGGTATGCCATCCATACCTTCATGGGCGGCACTAAAACAACGAGAATATGAATTGCGCATGGGTAATACCAGTTCATCGTCGACAAAAGAGGGGTTCGACACTCACGGATATTATGATGCATCGGCGGCATGTAATGATGTCGGAACTGGATGTCAACCGGCAATTCAAAATGGGCAAATTACGCCATTGATTCAAATCGCCAATGATTACGATAATCAAATCAAACAAATCTCACAAACCTACGTAGACATGTCTAATAATTTAGACACCTATTATGCAAGACGTGCATTATTAAATAATCATCCCAAATATGATTTTAGTGCAAATCCGGTATTTACAAAAGAAGACAATTCATTAGTCAACGCAATGCAACAAGACACCAAACAAATGGCTCTACAACAAAATAATTTATATATTTCCGGAACCATTCTCACAACAACATTACTCATCACCGCCATATATTTAGGAATGGATTAGACCCTAACAATTCTTCACACGAAAAACAAATATCATAACAATATATAGTTATTGTTATGAGTGATAATGGACCACAAAAAATGGATTTATCAGGAGTATTTTATATTCAGCAACAATATTTAGCAGATTTATCGGCCATTTCTGGTAATGTCGCCAATACAAGTGATTATTACAAAGATTTGCAAGGACAATTAAGCAACTCTTACACTTATTTTGCAAATGCAAATACCTCCAGTAGTTATGTGTTAGACCATCAAAAGCAAATGAATGAAATTTTGATGCAAGAAAACGACCGATTGCAACAGAAAAAAATAGGCGTAGACGACGCGATTACGAGTCAACGACGATTGATTGAACTCAACGAGAGTTACCGCAAGAAAAATTTGCAATACATCAATATCTTATTAGTGATTGTTATTGTGGCATTGATTTATTTAGGACTGGTTCTATTGCGACGCAATTTTCCAATCATTCCTAAAATGGTCTTTAATGTGTCCATTGCCATCTTATTTGCAGTCGGATTGTTATTGATTATTATAATTTCAGCAAAAATGAAGAAGCGCGACGACATGAATTTCGACAAATTAGCCTTTGTTCCACCACCTGATACTTCTGGAAATGTATATACTTCTGGAAATGTATATTTAGCTACGACAGGTTTAGGTTCATATTGCATGAATGAAAACTGTTGCAAAGACGGAACACAATGGGATGCAGAGAAAAATGTATGCGTCGTTTCGGTTGATTTATCCGCATTCACATTATTGTCGGATGCTTATCCCGTCGGAAACAATCAAGTGGGTGGATTACAAACGGTTCCTTATTTCCCTAGCGAATATGAATATTATTCAAAACTATAAAATCTCATTCTATAATAAATGGAATCTATTATAGAAGGCAAACGAAAAAAATCAATATTTTCTCGTAAACCGAAAAAATCAATATTTTCTCGTAGGAAACCAGCACGTGTCAAGATTCGAAATAGCAAAAGTGATTATATCAAAAAATTAAAAACACAAATTGACCAGCTCACCGGTTTAAAAAATCGATTATTCGCTGCAAACAATCGGCTAATCAATAAAAACAATACCTTGTTAGATAGCGTGCAATACTTTCGCACGACGATTTTTGGCAACAAAGATGTAAAAGGGTTAACTGATGCACTAAATGAGGAAAAATTACTCAATGAAAAATTACGCACTCAAGAATTAGGGCAATCCATCAAGGAAGGTTATGCCGCCGGCGATTCTGCCTACAATGCACTAAATACGGAAAATCAAATCGTGGAAAATCAACTCCGCGAAACTGCCAATCAACATAGTATCGATGACCAATTGTTCAAATCGTTAGAGGAGCAAACATTGACCTTGAGTCATCTAAATGTTATATTGTCGTGGATTTTATTTGGATTTATTCTTGCTTCCGCATTTTTAATATGGTTTAGTGATATGGGTCTAAAAGACCGTCTCGTTGCCGTGAAAGTCGTCTGGTTATACGTGATTCTAGTAGAAATTGCCGAATATATTTTATTTTATGTATTCCGGTATCTAAAATCATGGTTCTGGGGCACACCCTATGATGCCAGCGATTTCTGGAAATTCCCTACACTCACTGTGATAGATATACTGATTATTATCTTGATTTTCTTGTCCTTGTTTGTGCACTAGCGAATAGTTACTTGGTTTCACTAGGTTTCACAAGGTTTCACCAGGTCTACCATCCAATGGTTACCAAGGTTTCACCCGGTCTACCATCCAATGGTTACCAAGGTTTCACCCGGTCTACCATCCAATGGTTACCAAGGTTTCACCAGGTTTACTCATATTTTTTTCATAAAAAATATGGATAACGTCTACATACCACTACACTTCATTTTTATCTATATCATCTATTTCACTATCACTATTGGAAGCGAGTGTTCCCGCATGATTCGTTTCATAATTGATTCTGCAACCAACCCATGCCTTATTTTTCTCGTATTTTCCATATCGTTTATCCATATACGCATGCACTGTTTTTGAGCTAGGACGTCCGCGCGCATCGCGACCATAGGTGGATTCATACCATGTTCCGAATTCGGTAGTGACCTCCGTCTTGTACATCTTACCTTGTGGGTCCATAATGACCTTGTCCTTGATGAAATCGCCTACATAATCTAGACTGTCCTTGTAGGAGTTACTGGATGCCATGACGCGGTCACAATCCTTGACAATACCATTTGTCTTGAATACGATTTCAACGAGCATGGCCGTAAAGACGTATTTCCATTTTTCGAATTTCTCGTCTTTCAAATTGCGGTCAATCAAGAATTGATAGGGTTTTTCGGTATCACCTTGCACTGGATTGTCGCAAAAGAGGGATACGAAATCTACCACGCGAATACGACGCCAGGTGCCGTGGTCATGACTCTTAATCACCATGAATGCGTTCGAGCACACGACGAGTTTAAATTGTGGAAGGAAAGTCACCGATTGCAACATGTATGGCGCACGGGCTTGAATAGGGTCTAGACCACTGGTCAATTGTTTCATGACACCCTCATTCAATTGGTCGCCTTCCGATGGCTCTTGCATGACGGCTAAACGAACACCCTTTAGCGCTAATAATTCTGGTGCTAATCCACCGATTTTTGTGCGGCGGTCAGTGACTAATGACAATGGCACATCGCCCTTGTATTGTCCTAAACAAAGTGTCATCAAATCAGTCAAGACGGATTTGCCATTTTGACCGGCGCCAATATACATATTGAACGTCTGATTTGCCGACGATGTGCCAATCAAAATCGACGCTAAATGTTCCCACATGTAATCGTGTATTTCCGGAATCGGAAACAGTTTGCGCATAAATTCGCGGATTTCCTCCATCGTTTCTGCATCACGCGCTTCATCAATGGGTATATAGTCATTGTTCGTGCATTTCGACAAATAATCTTCCGGATATCCACGACGAAAACAATGCGCCTTGAAATCAAGGACTCCGTTTTTGAATGACATCAAATAAGGATTTGTATCTAATTTCTCTACGAAATTGGCGTCATAAAACAATTCCTTTGCCTCTGTCATGATATTCTTCTTTTCATTCGCCCGGCCTAATCGCTCACAAATCTTCAATATTTTATCAGCATAATCTTGCATTCGTTTGGTGCGCTCTTCGTCGGGTGGATTCAAACTCGCCGCCTGTTCAATGAAGGATTGCGCGCGGTTCCAGTATAGGTCGCGCAACGTCGTGGAAATGGCTTTTCGCAACGTGGTTCCCGAATCATTTTCCAGCCACATATGACCCTTTAGGCGATACCAGATATTGTTCTTTACACTCACACAGACAAATTCCGATTTATACATATGATATAATACGTTTGCAATATCGAAATCTGTGCAACCTCGCGAACTCTTGTCATTGCTAATATTGTCTAATGTCACCGCCTTGACAGTCTGGTCAATATAAAAGTCAATACACGTTGCGCGAACACGTCGGTATGCATCTGGTGCGTCTTGTTTCACCCAGTGCATAATTGAATGTTTGGTCAATCCTTGCGGATTTTTCAAATCGAATCCTTGCCAGCGCGAGCATAAATCCGGAATGTTGTCGTGAAATGACCAGTTCTCGGCCATGGCGCTAAAGGCTATCCATACAATCAAGAGGCGGTCGCTAATGTTTCGCAATGCCCAGCCCACGCGAATCCATTTCGCAAACGAACCGGTTTCGTAATAAGATTCAGGCAATGCCATCACGTAATTATAGGCTTCTCGCAAATCATATTCTTGCGGTTTCAAGGTGTCGATAAAATCATTCACCATGTCTTGCAATTGCTGTTGGTTTGTAATGTGTAATAGTGATTCATTGAGGGCGGATTTCGTGAGCCGGTTCTGTGATGGGATTCTCGACGGAGATTTTCCGCCTATGGTTGTTGTATTGTTGCGGGTTTTCAAATATTCGCCGCTATAAATGTAGGAAGGATGGCTCGCGTTGCGGGCGGACAATTGATATAGATTTTGCAATATGTCGAATTCGTTGAGCTGGATGGTATTGCGCATACATTCGCCGTCGTCGGGGTCATAGGTGATTTCATAAATATGTGTCACTTTATAGACGTCGTGATGGGGCTTTCGCGAACCGTAGAGCTGCCATCCGGTGGCACCCGTCGTAATGCTGGCATCGATGGCGTCTTCCCAGCTATTCGTGATGGGCAACTGGCCGCACGAATCTTCGCCGCTAATCAATGGTATGACACGTTTGCGCAAGTCGATTTGGGCCTGGCGGTCGGCTGAAATACCGATGACAATATGAATGCCATCTTTCGTAATGTTTTTCTCTTGCACTCGATTCACTGCGTCTTTTTCTTGGACGAAAACGAGGAATCGAGTGTTTTCGTCGAATTGATACATGGTTTTCAAAACGCCTAAATAATTATCGACGACTTCTTCCACATGCCATAGTTCATATTGTTTGGCAGTGACCGCATAATCGTAGTGCAAATCAATGTCAATTAATATTGGTCCGCCATTTTCCAGCTGTTTTTCCGTCAAATGTTCCGCCACGCCTTTTCGGATGATTTCTTCGCCATAGAGTCGGAGAAAGGTAGGATATTCGGCGTCTGAAACGTGAAACGACCCGCCGGGAATTTTGCCCCCCTTGTCCTTGTCCCCGATACGCGTATTTGTAATCGGCTGGGGATTTTCTTTGGTGACATAATGGGCATTTAGGAAATCGATGTATTCTTTCGACGGTTTTCCTGGCGGGGCTGCTCGTTTCGGAGCCGCCCGTTTTTTATCGCCAATTTGCGGCAAATGAACACTTTCAGTTGCCATGTTTGAGGTGTAGATATAGTATTGGTATATTTTTATATCCTTTGAAAATTCAATTTTATGTTTTAATGGTTGGCATTTTTGGCGTTTTTGGGAGGTTATTATCCGCAAAATTGAAAACAAAACAAGTCAGACAAAAATAATATACACATAACCATATATACTATATAATGAAATTCTGCACTCACTGTAATAATATGCTGTATATCAGTATTGACGAAGCTGATGGAAATCAACTCACTTATTATTGTCGCAATTGCGGGGCAAAAGATGAGAATTTGACTGCTGAAAGTCTTTGCGTGCTGGAAACCCATTTAAAAAAGGGGGAACAAAAATTCAACCATATTATCAACAAATACACCAAACAAGACCCTACCTTACCACGCATCTATAATGTGAGATGTCCAAATGCATCTTGTGTGACAAATAGTTCTGACGCAAAATCGCCCGCGGAAGTGATATACATGCGTTATGACGACGATGCGCTCAAGTATTTGTATATCTGCGTGACGTGCGATAATGTATGGAAAACCGACGACAACAAATAATTCGGGGGACAAAATTGAAAATAAAAATGTCTTTTTTATTTGCAACAATTTAGAACAATATACTATATACGAATATGAACGACGATAAATACGCCGACGAAGATGACTTTTATCCCGCAGACAAATCCATTGTGGTTAAAAAAGACCTGGAAAAGGATGAGGACGAAAGCGATTCGGATGCTGGCAGTGGAAGTGATGTAGGTAGCGACGACGACAGTGATGCCGGTAGTGACGATGGCAGTGATGCCGGCGAAGAACCAAAACATATCTTCACGAAGGCGATTAATGCTGCCGCCGAAAATAATGCCACCATGTATCCATTAAGCGACGACGATGACGATGACGAGGATGACGATGATGACGAAAACTATTTACAAAAATTCGACGAGAGTTTGAAGGAACACGTCATTACTGACCATCACCCCGAATTACAGCACCACAATTACGACGAAATCGAGTCGTTGTGTGTTGTTACAAAAGATGACCATGGAAACATTATCGACCCTCTTCATCGCACCTTGCCTTTCTTGACAAAATATGAAAAATCGCGTATTTTAGGAGAACGCGCCAAACAAATCGGTGCGGGGGCGAAACCCTTTGTGAAAATCGACAACAATGTCATCGACGGTTATTTGATTGCTTTAGCCGAATTAGAACAAAAAGCCATTCCCTTTATTGTGAAACGCCCATTGCCAAATGGCGGATGCGAATACTGGCGACTAAAAGATTTAGAAATACTCGCCTAATATAGTAGATGCTTCGACAAATATGGTTCATTTGTTTTTTATTGGTGGTCATTATTCTGGTGAATGTGGCGTGGCCGCCGACTGTGCAGGAAGGTATAGATTCAAATATCAACTATTACGCCTTTGTCCCATCTATGAATAAAAAATCCATAGCAAATGTGCAAAAACAAAAATCGAACCTCGGAAGTCGCTTGAATATTGTTCGCTACGTTTCTCAAAGACCGGACGCTCAGCGCTATTACTTACAGCAACTCGCGCAAATCAAACGTATTATCAAAAAAATGGACAACGACAATGCGAAATTCTTGTCGGTGTTTTTCGAAGACGGCTTTACCATACAAGAGTCGGACCTTAGTCGCAAACTCGAAAAAATCATCGACAATTTAGGCGAAAAAGAATACGATTTTTTATTGTTGGGAGCAAATCAAAACATGCAGGGCGACCTGGTGAAAGATGGCGTTTATCGCATTACTACAGAAGTTCCGTTTACAAATGTATATGGCTATGTCATTAACAATATGAATCTCGACAAGATGGTCTCGAAAATAAAAAAAGCAAAGGGAAGAAGTCTGGTAGACAAAATTTCTACCTTGGCAAAGAATCATAGTATTGTGGTGCTAGGGCTATATCCTGCTTTAGTTACCGGACTATGATTTCCAGTGTTTTCCACAATCTAGACAAGTCACGAAAATCGTGGCCGGTTCATCCGCTGACCGGGTTTGCAATTCGTAATACGTGCATTTTTTTGATTTGCATTTTTTGCATGTGAACATGTCGGTCGATGCTTGAATATTGGTGGTGAATTTCGAGGCGTCGCGTTTGATTTTTTGTTCAATGAGGGTCGCCCATCGTGCCGGATTCAATTCTTGATGTGTCATAAAGGCGATGGTTTGAGGGGCAATTTCGTGATTTTTGAGTTGTATGAGGAGTTCTGGATTTTTGATATTGAAATAAATGGTGCGCAGGCGGTCCATGTAGATTTGGGCAAACGACGGGTTTTCCCATTTTTTGACGATTTTGCGGGTGTTTGATTCCTTGATGGCATAGTTGTAGATGCCTTTTTCTAGATTGATGGAAATCGTCGTATCTTCTATGATGGAGGCAAGTTTTGTGCGAATTTTCTCGCGGAAAGTATCGGGAGAATGGATTTTATACATGGTTTAATGTGTGATTGAATAGAATAGGTGATTCTTCTATTCAATTTTATGGTCAAATATTTAGTGGAATAAAGAGTGATTCCGTTTTTACGCACCATACTTTGGTATCACCTTCGCTGAAAATAATAATAGACGAAAACGGTAGCAAAGATGAATTTTCTACTCTATGTGAAGACGACTCGAGTGGTTTTTTCATTTCTGGAACAACGGGCTCTTTGACCACGTCACTTTCTAATAGTTCGTCTAATGAATCCTCCGAAGACTTATCCGATAATATATCGTCTACATCAATGGTTGAATTTTCCGAAGAACTTTCATAAGAATTGTCGTCAGCAACCATAGACTCTTCGGACGAAACAGAATCGCCTAAATCTTTTGAGGGAGAACTTTCCAAAACAGAATCGCCTAAATCATTTGAAGGAGAACCTGGCAAAACAGAATCACCTAAATCATTTGAAGGAGAACCTGGCAAAACAGAATCGCCTAAATCATTTGAAGGAGAACCTGGCAAAACAGAATCGCCTAAATCTTTTGAGGGAGAACCTGGCAAAACAGAATCCTCTGTGATATGACTAAATGGTTCGGATTCCTCATCTACCACAGTTATATTTTCCATAAAGACAGCACATCGCACATATTGTTGAGGAGAACCTTCCGGATGTTCCTTGACAAAATAGTAAAAATGCCCATACAATGGATGGAAACTCCGTGGTTCTAACAAAGTTAATGGATGTTTCATATGTTCTCGTCTTTCCACATCATACAAATATAACATATGTGGCAATTCCATCACTACATTGTGCTGGGTTTCCACTCGGGTCATGTAGGCATGTTTTCCGAAAAAATCACTCACAAAAGAAGACACAATATTTTGATTCGAAACTTCCGATACGATAAACCACATGGTTTGTTTGCGCAACATAAAGTCTACAAACGATGTCATATCAAAGACTACCACGATATCGTTTTCACCACATTCGATATATCCGCGATATAGTTTGTTTATGTTCTCGAGTTTGTTCAAATGACCTTCGATGACAAAGGAGTCCAACATACATTTTATACACGCGTTGAGGAAATAGTTTTGTGTATTTTCAAAATCGAGTTGTTGAGAACATTGAAACTGAAAATGCGGAAAAACCCACTTGTTTTCAGAAGGCGCCAATAAAAATTGCAAAAAGGGGAGCGGGTCTTCCTGGTAAGAACAACTGTGATTCATGGCAAACGTGCAAATGTGGATGTTTTTTGTGTCATAGCATGTGTATTCTTTTGCTAAACGATTCTCATGCAAATAGAAAAACTCGCGATAGTTGTAGTTTGTGTCGGTGTGATAAATGTATACGCTCTCAATATCGGGACTCGAATTCCAGCTGCGATTCGGAGAACTCTCTGAACTCAAACTAAGATTTTCGTCGAATCCGTGCTCTAGGGTCGGGTTCTCGATGACATTGATGGATTCGCTAGAGGCTGTTTTTTCGTAGAATCCATGTTCTAGGGTCGGGTTCTCAATGACATTGATGGATTCGGCGGATTCCGAATCTACCGTAGTGATGACATTCTCGGGTTGTTTTTCTAAAGGTGTTATCGTCGTTAACCTAGAAAACATGTCTTTCACGGAATTCATCATATTGTATAATAGATGTGCATATTTTTATATTTTTTATGCCATTGAATATCTACACCTTTAGAATGTGCGAAGGTGTCTCCAGCTCCTTCGTCGGAGCAAACGAATTATTCAATCGTGTAAACAATATAAACAAATCGCTCCATTATCAATAAAGTAGTAGTTACTATCACACCCCGCCCCCTCACCCCCAACTTATTTAGCAATGTATGATGAATATGGCAACATCGTCGAAGAAGACTATTCAGTCGACGACCATCGTTCTGTCCAGCAGCCTTCCGAGTCCGATTCTGCATCCGTGAATTCAGTCCAAAAGAAACAGCGAAAAATGATGGAAGAATTAAAGAAAATGGACGCCGGATATAACAAATTAACCCGTTTTGTAGAAGGAGCAAAAAACAAAATCGAAAAAAAATCAATCGACCTCTATGGCACAAATTCCACTCCGGGTTCAAATATACGCGGTGCCATCACTGGCTCTTATTACCGCGATTTCAAAGTCGGCTCGCGCGACGAAGACGTCTTCTACAAGGTGGCCATCTCCACCGGTGAATGCAAGAACGACATGATGTTTTTCTTTGACACTCCCGAGCAATATGAGCGCGCAATGTATATAACCATCCCACCATCCGAAAAAGAAGCCTGGTATGCGAAATTTAACAATGAACGCGCCTATCGCGAAAGTCAACCGCCACGCAAGAACTACAATTATTATTAGATATACTGATAGACCGTTTTTCACAAAAAATGTCATTTGTTGTGAAAATAAAATTATTCGAAAAGAATAATAGATGCATAGTATGTAAAGTAACTAATGATATACACGATTCTATTATTCTTTGTATTCTTATACAAATCGCGACAAAAACTCGAACCACACTATTGCACAAATATGTATGAACATGTCAACGAAGACATTACAAAATACAATGTAACACGAACGAAAACGAGTCTTGAAAAATTGTTAGCACTCAAACGTAAGATACGTTATGCGAATTATGGCGGCTTTGATGACCGCAATATTACCGAAGACGATTCCATCCATCAGATTGCCGAAAATATGCGCAAATACAAATTGCTAAAACTCTTGGAAAATGGGGCCATTGGAGAATTGCCGAAACTGGACGCCATTGAAGAATGGCAGAAAATCGACGGGAAATCATCGATAGCATCCGATTTGACAAAAGGCGGGTTATTTAGGGATTGGGAGTGGGATTTTTAGAGAAAACAAAATATCATCCTATTCTAAGAATGTCATCTTTTCAAATTAATAATTTTTCATTGGCTACTTATGGAGCTATTGGCCTAACCAGTGTTGTGTTAGCGCTCATTACGGTCTATGATAATTTTATACCCGAAGGCACCGAAACACCTCCTCCGCCCGGAACTGACAGTGCTGCCATTTTCAATTCATTGGTTCCGACATCCGTAGGTTCCATGTTTGGAACCATTCCACAAGAAGATGATAAGAAGGAATCTGAAAATGCAGAGGACGAAGCGGCGAGTTCATCGCTCTTTGGAACAGACAAAAAAGAGGAGTCGGGTGCCCCATCCATCTTTGGAACATCTGACACGGCCGAAGCGTCGAGTTCTTCACTCTTTGGAACATCCGATGAAATAGATGACGGTTCAATGATGGATTCGCTGATGGACAATGTGGAACCCTCCGCGACCGCACCATCGCTCTTTGAAACTGCTCCGTCAGAAACCGAAAAATCTTCCTTCGTCAACGGCGAATCCGAAGGCACACGTGGCGGGAAAAAACGCAAATCAAACAAATCCACCAAGAAAAAACGCTAAAAAACAAAGAAGGACTTTCTTTGTTTTTCGAAATAACCTTACACAGTTACTTTCTCCAAACACCGTTGAAAAAACAAATCGACTTGTGCCGGGTCCGCACCAATGACACTATCCGAGGGAATATAATTTGTATTACCCTTGTCATAACACAAAATCGCCGGAATGCCATTCACCATCTTTTTCGTCTTTAAAAAAGCATAGACTTCGAAGGATTCATCTACATCTATGACAATTGAGGTGACATTTTCAGGCATAAGATTTAGCCATTCATGAACCTGCGTTTCGATTTTTTTACATGGACCACACCATTCCGCACCAAATTTGATAATCACTAATCCCGGATTCCCTTGCAAAATTTCGGAAAAGTGTTGCACATTGCGAATTTCTGTCAAATGAGGCATCTATACATAATAGTAATCAATTATTTATGTAGGTTTCTCAATATTCACAATGATTTTCTATTATTTCATTGTGACAAGTATCAAATGATTTTTCGGGACATTTCACCATTCTAAGACGAATCTCTCGCAATACTTCTTTGCGTATTTCCTCTAATTCATTTTGCGACCACCAAATCTCGTTTGCTACACCATATTCATTGTATTCTTTTCGTGTATTGATGAGACATACACGAACAATACAATCAAATTTCACAGACTTTGGCATATATGTATAAGTTTGTAATATCTAAATATTTTCACACTATTTAGATATGACCCATAACCTAAATATATCCACTTATTCATTAGATGAACTACTCGGTCTCTTTGATATTTCATCGCATCATACTATTACACTCGAAGACATGAAACGGGCGAAGAAAAAAGTTCTCATGCTTCATCCCGACAAATCGAAACTCGGCCCCGAATATTTCCTCTTTTACAAAAAAGCCCTCGACATTGTCGCGCAATATTTTCAACATCAAAATCGGCAACATCTGGATGTGGCCGCGCAAAATACAAAATATAGTGCACCTGTCGCACCGAAATCACACAATCAACAAATCAATCAGTCAATTCAAAACATGGGCACTCAGCAATATCAAGAAAAATTCAACCAGCTCTTTGAAGAAAACATGGCGAAGAAAATCGACCCGTCGAAAAATGCCTGGTTCTCCAACAACGACCCCATCTATGAAAACGTGCAAGCCAAAAGCGCCAGTCAAATGAGCGAAGTTCTCGCAACCATTAAACAAAAAAACCATGCTATGATTCAATACAGTGGCGTGATGGACATGCAATCCAGTAGTGGCACCAACTTTTACGACGACGAAGAAGATGCATCCCACTATGTATCCAGCGACCCTTTTAGCAAATTGAAATATGACGATTTGCGAAAAGTACATAAAGACCAAACCGTTTTCGCGGTAAGTGAATCCGATTATCAAAAAGTGCCTAAATATTCTTCCGTCGACCATTTTGTCCGCGAACGGGGGCAAACCGGACCACCCATCGACAAATTCGAAGCCGAAAAAATACTGGCGCATCGAGAGCGCGAAATGCAGCAAAAGATGATGCAACGACAACATCAATCCAATCTTCAAACCATGCATTACGAAGAAAAAAACAAAAACATATTGTCGTCGTTTTTACACCTGACCAATAAGTAACCTCCCTGCCGATTCGCTTATTTCGTGAACAGAATACTCATACTAGGTTTCGGCCACCTCTTTTTCTGCAAATCAAGCATCGCGCCTCCATATCTTACATGTCGTCCTTCAATATCACTGTAATCATCGTATTGCACGACGGTGGCCGGAATAATCATATACCACATTCCACTATGTTGCAGCGATTTCCAATAAACATCCAATGCATAATATCGACGGTTCTGTGGTTCAGCCTTGATTTTTGCAGCACTTTCGCGAAAATTCTGAATCAGGGTGTCATAGTAATGTTGTTGCACAATATATCCCGTCGTCGTTTGATTATTGCCGACTTTGATGCAATAATCAGAAACAGGCAAATAAGGCGGCGCATTGTTTCCGCCAATGATGAGAACATCCCATGATATACCCGATTTTGCGAATTTTTCGGTGTTTGCGTGTAATAGTAATGGATTTAAAAAGGTAATGTCGTCTTCGCAAATGAACACGTGGGGGAGGTTGCGCGATTTCGCCGTTTCTAAACAAAGGATATGACTCATCGTACATCCGAGCGCGCCGTTTTCCATTTTGATGGCGTTGATGCGCTCGCCGGCAATGCCCATTTTTGCGAGTTCGCCTTGCACATGAGCCAGACGGTCAGGTCGCGACTCTAAATTGATATAAAAGGTATGTTCAAAGAGTGTCATAGTATTGTTTTAGTATATGTGCGGTTATTTTTTATGTTGATTTTTGCGATATCTTCTTTTGTGCAGTTTGCCTTCTTGTCCGCACATTTTTTCGAAATGTCTTGCGGAACTACAATATTTGTGGTCAGTCGTTTGAGAATTCGTCTCCCCTGTAACTAAAAAATCGTCGTGTTGTATCACAATCGGAAACTGTGCGCATTTACCGAATTTCGCTTCACCATTTTCAGCGGATAAAAAGTGCTGGCAATTGTAGCAAAATTTCGGGCGGAGGGCGGTTACCGATAGCGCGAGTAGGGCGAATATGAAGAAACCATTCATGTTACTAATAAGACCGCATTTTTGTTTATATCCTTTGTCTACATTGGAATAAGACAAATCGCGAGGTTTGTGTAGTTTTTGGTGTAAAATTGAAAGGCCAAATGGCATCAAATCAATTCTATAACACAAAACAAAACTGCTTTCCAAAATGTTTCAACCACAAAAAATCCGTAAAGACGTATTCGCCAATATGCTCCGCTTAGGTGCATCTGGTAATGGCCCCGAGGTCTATCGCGCGGTCATGACCGACAATGGTGCGTCACCCTCCGACAGTCGCGCTGGATTCTTATACGAAACCGTCGCCATCAATCTTGCCGCAACAAAATGCATCCCCGGTATCGATGATAAGCAATGCATGACCGGGCAATTGCAGAACCTCAAACCGGTAACAACAATGTCCACATTGCTCGACATTTCGGTCACTGACAAGAGCGGCGGCTGTTCCGATTTGACCCTACTATGCGGTGACAATTCATTGGTCGCCTTTTCCGTAAAATACAAAAATAAATTCAATCCGGCGACCTCCGATGTTTCCGACATGGACAACACCTTGAAAGCCATTCCTGGGCTTCCTGGCTACAAACTCGGTCTCATGGTTCGCGACAAATCGCTTGTTCTCAATCATCGCTACACAAACTCATCCAGTATCCACAAAACCGTCCATGACCGCGTCGTCGCAGATGGACTTTTGTTTGATGAAACCGATATGATTCGCGGCATGCAGGTCTTTTGCGACCGATTTGCATCCCATGCATCTTCTTCCATCGACGAATTCATTGAACATGTGAATGCCCATTATTTAGCCTCCGGTCGCAAACAACTCGTCCGCAAACTCCACCAGCAAATGACGTTAGAAAAATTCGTCCAGAATGTGGAAAATGGTCATCGCCTACATCTCATTTCTCACAAACCACGCAGTGGCAAATCCCTCTCGATTCTTCTAATTTGCAAATATCTATTACAAACTCGTCGCCGCATTCTTATTATGACCTCTGTTCCCGCAACCATTGACAGTTTCGTCGATGATTTGCGCAAATGGCAAGATTTCAAAGACGTGGCTTTCCTAAAGCAAGACGAATTTTCAAACATCCCCGATGATTTTCGTGGCATAGTTTTATGCAGTGTCCAATATTTGAAAACCGGGGTTGCCAAAAAGAAGGCGCAATTAAAGGCCGCCGGGTTCGACGTGATGATTCTCGACGAATCCCATTTAGGCTCTTCTACCGAAAAGACGCGCAATGACATTTTATTGTCCGGCAATTCCACCGTCGACGATATCCGCACCGCCATTCCAGTCACCATTTTCGCATCGGGCACTTCCGAAAAAACCCGCAAATTTTATCGCATACCACAGGTGGCCTGCCACGAATGGGAAATCGAAGATGAAGCTTATATGAAGTTGATTCAAGCCAATGCATCAGCAAACAGCATCGATACTATGACACAACGCCACGGCCCCCTTTTTGCGAAATGTCTCGAGAACATCACCCTAAATCACGATTATTCTCAACATCCGACCCAAGTTCTCATGAAACACCAGTTCCCTCAAAGTGTCATAGATGATTTGATTGCTTACAATGCCAGACACGGAACGAACTATGGCTATTGTGCCAGCTCCCTCTTTGCTCTCGACCAGGTCGTCGATGACGCCGGACAAAAATCCTACCGAAATCAATTCGAAATCGCTAAATCCACCGATGGCGAAGACCTTTTAGCCGGATATTTAGACGCCATCATTTCGTCGGACCGCATGCGACCAACCATCATGAAATCAGTCGAAGCCACCCAGCACGCCTATCAATCACGCAAATCCACGAAAGATGCACCGCTCATGGTCATTGTATTCTTACCCACCCATACTCGCAACAATACCATCGACCAGTTACAAGAAACCCTATGGACGTTCTTGCATAAACACAAGCTATGGCAAGATTATAACGTGGAATATTCGAATTCCCAGGGCGATACCAACAACGTCACTGAATCCTACAATGATTTCATCCAAACCTGCATGGACAATACCCGATATCGCAACAAAAAGGGGTGCATTTTGCTATTAGGCAATCAAGGAACCACGGGCATCACCTACCACGATTGCGACGTCACCATTTCGCTCGATGATGGCCAGAACCTCGACCAACAAAAACAGCGATTCTCGCGCGCCTTGACCGAAGCCCCCGGCAAAACCATCGGCATCAACGTCGACCTCAACATCCAGCGCCACTACCAGATGATGAGCGACACAATTCAACGCCACCGCCGTATTACAAAGACCACGGCCACCAATTGCGAAATCCTCACCTATTTGCTAAAGAACAAAATCTTCCTCTTCAATCCTCAAGACCTCGAATATGGCACCGTCACTGTCGATGTCATCAAATCATACTATAACACTGAATCAACTTCTATGTTGCGCAATATTGACGACAGCATTTTGTTAGAAGGCATCGTTTGCGAAGACTATTTAGGAAACTTGATTACTACCGATTTGCGTCGCACTCTCGGTCAAAGTCGCGGAGCGAATGACTTGCTCGAGGGATTGAATCAAGATTGTCCAGAAGGTGGTATCGAACGTGTTATAGTGAATCGTAAAGAGACGATTTCCGAGGATGCTGCTGCTTCTGCTAACGCATTAGCCGAAGAAGAGGCTATCAAAGAAACCATCAACCAGACCTTAGAAGCCTGCAAATTCATCTTCCCCGTCCTAGCCCTATTGTCGATTTCCATTGGCATACCATGTTTCAAAGCGATGTTGACCGATGACCGAACAAAACCGGTAGTCATTGCCCTCTTGCGCGAAAAGAAAATCAATATTGATACTACAACCAACTTAAAGCCAAATAGCTATACTAGTGTAACAACAATCATGTCTTCGATTATTGACAGCAATCTCGAAATCATTCACAATATCCGCGAAATCTATGCGAATGCATCTCCGGATAAATTACGCGACCTCATTGCCCACCATTTTGTTCCTTCCGACGAAGAACGTAGGGCAAATGCCGAAGTATCCACACCCGTGGTCCTGGTGGATGATATGCTGGCAAAAACTCCTCGCGGTTATTTTGAAACGCCTAAATTTGTCCTCGAACCTTGTTGCGGAAAAGGCAATTTCGTCCTCGGTATTTTCGAGAAAATGTATGACGGGCTAGAAAACAGCGGCCTTTCCGAAATCGAGCGATGCAAAACCGTGATGGACCATCTTTATTACAGTGATTTGACGGCCATGAATGTCTTTATCACCACCGAGCTCTTGAAATGCCATATCCAGGCCCATTGCGGAGTCGATGCCGAAGATTTCGCCGAACTCGGTATCGTCTTCCACAGTTCCGTGGGAAATAGTCTGTCGATGACCCAATGGCACGGTTTGTTCGATATGGTCATTGCGAATCCACCTTACAATGATGATTCGGGCAACAAAGGCAAGGGTCATAACATCTGGGTGAATTTCATTGAAACGACCTTAGACAAATGGCTAAAGCCCGACGGATATATGTTGTTTGTCAATCCATCTGTCTGGCGACAACTCGACCATCCTCTCTTGAAGAAGATGATGGAAAACCAGCTCGTCTATTTAGAAATCCACAATGTCGATGACGGATTGAAAACCTTCAAATGCTCTACGCGTTATGACTGGTATCTTTTGCAAAAAACACCTGCCTACGGAGAAACCGTGGTCAATGACGAAGAAGGCGTTTCCCAAATCATCGATTTGCGAACATGGTCTTTTATTCCCAATATGAAATTCGATGAAATCAAGGCATTGTGTGCAGCAAACACCAGTTCCGGTAACGTGGTCGAAATTATTCATTCGGAATCGGATTATGAGGTCCGCCGCAAATGGATGTCGCACGACAAAACCGACGAACATGTGCATCCGGTGATTTACTCGATTAACAAGGAGAACGTGCCATCTTTCAAGTGGAGCAACACAAAAAACAAGGGTCATTATGGAGTCGCGAAATTCGTCTTCACGAATGGCGCTGGGTTCATGTGTGATACAAATGGCGAATATGGTATTTCACAATGGGGTAGTGGGATTGTCGATTCCGTCGAAAACTTGCCGCTCATTGAACGCGCCTTCCGCAATCCGCGCTTCCAGGAAATCAAACGTGCTATACAATTAGATAGCTCCAATTACAACATCAAGGTCATGCGCCTCTTCCGCAAAGATTTCTGGAGGGCCTTTGCATAAATATTTATCATAAAAAATACCTCTAGGGGTATTTTTTATTCCAGTGTTTTACTTTTTTATACCAGTGTATAGAGACACCCCGCCCCACAAAACAAATGCATCAAACCATGCGATTGTATGTGTTTGTTGCAACACCATTCTATATTCGAAAAGTAATTGCTATAATAGGCCGACACCATAATTCCGGCAAGAATTATCAGAAAAACCACCACATCTATTGGCTCGTTAATCCGAGAAAAAAAATAAAACATAACAGTCATCATGGATAGTTTTGCAAAAAATGCGTCATAAATATGAATATCCGACTCTTGCACTGGGTCATACCAGAATAATAGCGAGAACCCAATATTGATACATATCAGAAATAGGAGAACATATTCAAAAGTAGGAATCGTCTCATGGTGAAATAACTTGTATAATACATAAGCAATCGGTAAAACGAAAATCCAACTTGTGATACATAAATAGTGGTGATTTTTCCACATTACTACTACTATTTGTGGATAAATTAATTACAATTGTGAGAACATAAAGATAATGCACATATATACATATTGCTGCGCATTTTCATGTCCACTTTTTTACAGTTATCTCTCGACGAAAAATTCGCGACCCTTCGTGAACAGTTTTCACCCGCAAATGAACCCTACATGGCGTCCATCTTTGAAGAAATGATGAACACCGCCGCCGACAACAAATCCTACGACAAAATGGTCGAAATGGGCGACCGAGTCATCCAACAAATCAATCCCTATGCCTTCACCAACATCGCACCCACCCTTTTTGCCGGCCTCAAAGCCATGAAATGGCAAACCAAACAATATGCCCTCGTCATGCTCGCCAAATTCGCGCAATACCATCCCACCATTGTCGCACAAAATATGCCCGAAATCATCAATCAACTCATTGCTATTACACAAGACGCGAAAGCATCCGTCAAGACCCAAACCCTGGAAACATTTCGTAGCGTATGTAGTGCTATAGAAAATGTAGATGTGAAACATTTGATACCCGTCGTCATTTCGGCGTATATGAATCCGGCAACCGAAACCCAGAAAGCTTTAGACGCATTAGTATCCACACCCTTTGTCAATGATATCGACATTCCCACTTTAGGATTTTTCGTCCCTCTACTCACGAAATCCATGCGCGAGCGAAAAATGGTCTATCAACGCCGCGCCGCTGTCGTCATTGAAACCTTGCTAAAACTCTTGAAAAATCCCGTCTATGCCAAACGCTTTTATCACATTTTAGAACCCGTTTTGACCCGTGGTTACGAAGAAATCGCCGAAGTCGAAATCCGCAATGTTTGTCAGAATTCGCGCGAAGTTCTCACCAAGGTCTATGAACTCGGCAACAACAAGTCCCTCGAATCCTATACCTTAGACGATTGCAAGAAAACTTTTGCGAAATTTGTCGGCGACGTGGCCCCCGACCAACAATATTTAGTCGATTATTCCATCGATTTAGTATGGAATTTAGTGCAAAACGAAATCAAGGACACAACTATATGGAAAAAATGCATACAACCCTATATAGTGTCTAGTTCTCCCGATGCCGTGGAACAAATCACCAACACCATCATCGACACCATTACCGTCGAGGAATACAATCCCGAAGACGACGAAGAAAATTTATGCGATTGCGTCTTTTCACTGGCCTACGGCACACGTGTTCTATTACACCAAACCCCATTCAAGGTGAAAATCGGACGCAAATATGGTCTCGTCGGACCAAATGGCGCGGGTAAATCGACACTGATGAAAGCCATTGCGAATAAAAATCTACAAGAATTCCCCGAAAGCCTCAAAAGTGTCTATGTAGAACACGATATTCAAGGAAATCACGACGAAACCAGTGTTCTCGATTATGTTGCCACCGATGCAAAAGTAGTGGAAAATGGCACGATTACCAACGATGCGATTGTCTCTGGATTACGAGCGGTCGGATTCGAAGACAATATGATTTATGGTCCCGTCACCGCGTTGTCTGGTGGCTGGCGTATGAAATTAGCGCTGAGTCGCGCCATGTTGCTCAATCCCGATATGTTGTTACTGGATGAGCCAACCAACCATTTAGACCAGTTTGCCGTAAAATGGCTGGTCGATTATTTGAAAGGGTTGACGAAAACCACGTGTTTGATTGTATCGCACGATACCCGATTTTTAGACGCCGTATGCACCAATATTACCCATTATGAAGGATTGAAATTGAAATTTTATCGCGGAAATTTGTCGGATTTCGTCAAACAAAAACCCGAAGCCAAACAATATTACGAATTGACGAATCAAAATGTCTCGTTCTCGTTTCCTGAACCCGGTCCTTTAGAAGGTGTCAAATCGCTGACCAAGGCCGTTCTCAAGATGAAGAATTGTTATTTCCAGTATGCAACCGCTCCGAAACCGCAGTTGATTGACGTGAGCATTCAAGTATCGATGGCCTCGCGCGTGGCCATTGTCGGCGTCAATGGAGCCGGTAAATCGACCCTCATCAAAATTCTGGTCGGTGAATTAGAGCCGAACAGTGGGTTGATAGACCGACATCCGAACGTTCGCGTCGCCTATGTCGCCCAACACGCTTTCCATCATATTGAGAATCATTTAGACAAAACACCGGTCGAATACATTATGTGGCGTTATCGTTCCGGATACGACAAAGAGCAAATTGCAAAAGACAGTTTGACCATGTCCGAAGAAGAAATCGCCGCCATCAAACAAAAGGCGAAAGAAAACAAACATTTAGTCATTGCGGAAATTTTGTCTCGTCGCACCGGGAAACGCGAAAATGAATATGAATGTAAATCCGAAACTGATATTACCCAGTGGTTTGTCAAAACGGAATTGGTCGAAATGGGCTATGAAAAGATGGTCAAAGAATTCGACGAAAAACTGGCGATGGAAAATATGTTGGGTCAGCGCAAATTAACCACCGGTGAAATCCAGAAACATTTAGACAATTTCGGCCTCGAACCACAATTCGCGCAACACAGTAAAATAGGTATGTTGTCCGGTGGTCAAAAAGTGAAGATTGTGCTTGGCGCATGTATGTGGAATTTGCCCCACGTGGTTATTTTAGATGAACCTACTAACTTTTTGGACCGCGATTCTTTAGGCGCTTTGACCGGGGCCATCAAAACCTTCAAGGGTGGATTATTGTTGATTTCCCACAATGAAGAATTCTACAAGGAAATTTGTCCGGAGAAATGGTTGCTCGATTCCGGCAATTTGTCTGTCTTTGGTTCAGAATGGATGGAAGAAGTTGAAAAGGCGCGCAAAAAGGCGGAAAAGGAAAATGCGAAGAAACTGAATTTCGAAGAAGCCGAAGTCAAAATGGATGCTTTAGGAAATACAATTGTGGCTGCGCCCGTGAAAAAGGAATTGTCCCGCGGTGATAAAAAGGCATTGCTAAAGAGGAAAAAGGAAATGGAAAAACAGGGCCTCGATACCTACGAAATCGACCAGTTGTTAGGTCTCGAATAAAAAATGGTAAAACAGTATAAAGCGTAAATGACTATAGATAGTAATATGTTACGACGTATTAGTCAAAAACTCGTTCGACATTATCATGTTGCACCAAATTCAAATAATCACTGGTCCCTTCTAGATATGCAAGAACTAAATAAATCATTGAACCATCCATCGCATATACATATGGCAGAAACCAATCGATTGCTCAAAAAAAACATCATTCTACTTAAAGAAAACAACCGATTGCTCACACATATAAATCAATTAATGCATGTCAATTCTGCCATTCCAGCGCGAGTCGAAATTTTAGAAAAAATCGTGCATAAATAAAAAATTACCCTTTAGGGCAATTTTTTATGGGGGGTTTTTCGATTTTTTAGTGAGTTTTTTCGATTTTTTAGACGGGTGTGAATACGCGGAAATATATGTGAGAATCGCCACGTGATTCCCCGAGCACAGTAATTTTAGTAGTTTTTGCAGTTTGAATCTGAGATTTTAACCATTCATGTAACACTTCATTATCCACCATGCAATCAATATCTGTATTTGGTGAAGCGGTGTGGATTTGCATCATTCCAGTCAATTTCATCAACATAAACGAACCATCTACATTGCGGACTATTTTTTCGTTTTCGTGTAATAGGGTGATGATTTGTTGCAATAAGGAGGCATAAGTTTCAGAAGGAACGTCGGGATTGTATTCTTTGTAGATTTCTGGTTGGTCGACGATGCTGGCAAAGAGTTGGGATGCGGCTGGGGTAAAGGCGTCTTGAATGAGTTGGCGAATGCTTTGTTCATCGCGGAATATCATGAATTTGCAAATGCGGCTGAAATTGCTGCCGGAGATGGTGTGCGAATCGACGCATGGAGTTTTGATGACGTCGTCGGGATTTTGTTGAATGGAAGCGGAAGCGAATATGGTAGTCATTGTTTGCGTTTGTTGTGTGTTTATTTGCAAACCAATAAATTGGCTTTTCAATTTTCTAGTATGACCTTATATGCCGAAACGTGCATTGTTAATCGGGATAAATTACAAAAAAGGGCGGCGAGTGTTGCGCGGGTGTGAAAACGACGTAGCCACCATGGAAAAATTGTTGACCCCATACCAGTATAGTGTGACGAAGCTCATCGGTGAGCAAGCTACTTATGCAAATATTATTGCAGAATTTACGAAATTATTGAGCGAAGCTGAGGCCGGCGATTCGCTGTTTTTTCAATTTAGCGGTCACGGAAATCACATTCTCGATACAAACAATGATGAAATCGATGGTTATGACGAATATTTGCTGACGAATGATTATTACGGAATCACCGACGATACTTTGCGGAAACTGATTACCGCTAACCTAAAGGCCGACGTCCAGCTTTTCGCTTTGTTTGATTCATGTGTCAATGGCACCATTTTTGACCTGAAATATAATAGTTATTTGATGACGTCGATTGACATTCCAGAAACCGCGTCGAATGTCTTTGCCATTAGTTCGTCGACCGATTTCCAGAATAGCTTAGAAAAACAGAATGGCGACGCATATGAAGGTGCCGGAACATGGGCCTTTGCGCAAGTCATGACAACGAATCAGGAACCTTTGTTGCTAGATGTAGTCAAGCAAATGAGAACCTTGCTGGTGTCGAAAGGCTTTAGGCAATATCCGCAATTGTCCTGGGGTAAAAAAATCGACGTCGAACAGTTTCGTTTGGTGTTATAGATATTGTGCATAAATCATATCTATAACACTATATATATGGGAAAAACGGGGAAGAAAATACGCGAATCAAAGAAACGGATGCGTAAAACAAGAAAATGGGTTCGCAAATCAAATAAGAAGAGGGGAGGAGGAGGCAGTGATATTGATGTCGGTTCGAGAATTCAAATAAATCAAACCATCTATGAAGTAATTAAAATACTACCGGAAGGAAGTACATGTAAAGTGTTTAAGGTAACCGAAAACGGTACTAATGAACTCTATGCAGTAAAGGCCATATATAAAACGAATAAACTAATAAATGCGGCGAACCATGAAATGGAAATATTGAATTTGTTAAAAAAACATTGCAGCGAATTTATATTGTGCATAAAAGACCATGATTTCACAAATCAACGGTATAACTATATTGTAAGTGAATATATCGATAATGATTTATTAGGCTCTAACACTGAAGTAACTGCTAGGCTAGTCGATCAATTATGCAGAGCAGTCATTAAATTGCATCAACTTGGTATTGCACACCGTGATATCAAACCGGATAATATTGGTGAAAAAGGCAACAATATAAAAATGATTGATTTTGGTAATGCTATATATAAGAATGATTATGACCCGAACAATTATACAGAAGCGGGTACATACTCATATATTTATCCCGAATTATATAAAACCTCATCGCCTAGTTTTGATCTATTGCAACAAAGTGATGTATGGTCATTAGGTATCACCATATTTAATCTGATATATGGCATATATACATATATGTTTGTAAATGGGGGTATTATGAATATACCTGACCTGAAGATACCACCATTGATAGACAAATTTATAGAATTTGCTGCGAATCCAACAGAATACAAAGAAAAGAATAACCTAAGTAAGGTGCTAGAACAAGAAGCAGATAAATTATTCAATGAAATAATGGTAAAAGCAGATGCATTGTTTGAACAAGGTAAAACAGAGGGTTTATACACTATCAATTTGCGAGAAATACTTACCGGTAAACCAGAAAATCAAAAAATATATGTTCCATCGACTGCACCATTCGACTCATTACCCGTGACCGCTGTAACATATACTCCCGGAAAGTTATTATGAGCGCACCATTTTTCGCCAGGACGCAATGCGTTGCACCGCCTGAACTTGTAATTTCGCCGCTTCTTGTTTCGCATAACCACTCATCAATAGCCCATCGACATCATATCGCAAGACCCGTTTGTCGAATAATTTTGCCGATTCTTCAAAGGCAATCGGTAGCGACAGTTCTTTCTGTTCCATCGCATATACCATGCAGCGGTCGAAATCATACGCCGCTAACAAATCAGCTTCGCGCACGACATGGTAGGCGCGTTGATATTCGCCTAATTTAGGAAATCCCCGTTTCTGCACCGTAGAATACGACATGGTGGAAATGATTTGCTGGACTGCATCGATTTCATGTTCGTAGAGTTGATTGGTCAATCGTAAATAATCGCCTATGATACTCACGCCTTCGCCTTCTTCCATGTATTTTTTATCGCACATATCATGCACAATGGCAGCCGTCATAATCACCTTTTCTTGGCCATATAATTGCGGGTAGTGCAACGCTTCGGATTCGTAAATTTTTTGTGCATAGTGTAATACATCCATACTATGGGATAAACCGTGAGATTCGTCAATCTCATATTTTGCCGTCATGGCTAAGACGAATTGAAAGAGTTTGCTAAATAAAAGTGTCATATGAATCTGTTTGTTGTAAATAGATTCATAAGCGAAGAATTATATCAATTTTCTCACATCATTTCCCAACAGAGTCGTATTTTCTAGCAATTGTTCGACCAGGGCATCCATCAATTCGCGGCGTTCGGTCAATATTTGTTTTGCTTTGTGGTAGGCCTGGATGACTAAATCGAGACTTTCGCGGTCCATCGTATCCTTGATTTTCTCCGAATATGCATTTCCCATCGCCATGGAACGTCCTAAAAAGGGATTGCGGCCATCCCCCACATTCTCATTGTAAAAGACCTCCAGTTTTTTGCCCATTCCGTAATTCCCAATCATCGTCTGGGCCAGCGAATTCGCCTGTTTCAAGTCTTGCACCGCCCCTAAGGACACATGGTCGTCTCCATAGACGACGGATTCCGCCGCTTTTCCACCCATGGTAATAATCAGCCGCTTGTTAAAGAGGTCTTTTGTGTATAATCCACTGTCGGTGATGTTTTGATATTCCGAGAAAATCGTGTATCCACCCGCTCCATTGTAGGTGCTCTGAATGGTGACTTTCTTCAAATCGAAATATTCAGGGAAATGTGCGGCTAAGAGGGCGTGACCGATTTCGTGAATGGCCACCCGACGTTTCGATTCATCACTACGTATATCACGTTGTTTCACTAAACCTACAATTAGTTTGTCAATGGCCGATAGCAAATGAGTATTCGTAATGACCGTGGCACCTTCGCGGGCGGCATAAATGGCGGCTTCATTCAACAGATTTTTCAGCTGGGCTCCCGAGAAACCAGTCGTGAGTTCGGCCACAAAATCGAGATTGATTTCGGGGGAGAGTTGTTTGTTTCGCGCATGCACTTGCATAATGGCTTTGCGCGATTCGCGGTCGGGATAAGGGACGGTTAATACGCGATCAAAACGTCCCGGTCTTAGCAAAGCCTGGTCTAAGACATCTTTGCGATTCGTGGCGGCAATCACTAAAATACCGTCATTGTCGGCGAATCCGTCCATTTCGGCCAGCAATTGATTTAGCGTTTGCTCGCGTTCATCGTTCGCCATGTTGATTCCGGCACCGCGTTGCCTCCCGACAGCATCAATCTCGTCGATAAACAAGATACATGGTTTGTTTTTACGGGCCATATCAAAGAGGGAACGGATTTTCGAGGCACCTACACCCACGAAAACTTCGACGAATTCACTTGCGGCCACACTCACGAAATTCGCATTCGCTTCACTCGCAATGGCCTTGGCCAATAGAGTTTTCCCAGTTCCGGGAGGACCCTCTAACAAGACACCGCGCGGGATTTCGGCACCGGCGGCCTGGTAGGCCGTCGCATTCTTCAAATAAGATACGACTTCAGTGCATTCCATCATGATTTCTTCACTCCCCGCGAAACTCGTCAAACTGACATTCGCCTTTTGCATCGCGAATTTATCTTGATTGATGGACTTGCGAAGACCGGGTGCACCACCCATTGGCCCGCCACCGGTTGGACCATTTCGGAATGCATTTAATAAAAAGAATAAAAAGACTATCTGAAAAAAGTTATTGCCGACGAATCCCAGAACATCGAGGGCTAAATTGGAGATTCCTTGTTGTGGATTGTCTAAAAAGAGGGTTTGCACGTCATTTTTGACCGCGAGGTCTGTCAAACTATCAATGACAAATGGATTGATTCTGGTGGACGTAAATTCGGATAGTGTGCTGGGGTCCGCATGTTCTACGATAACACTGTCTAGCTTCGTGGTGAAGGCGATTTCGGAAATCTGCTTTGACTGGATTTCTTTGATAAGAGTGTTAAAGGGTTCTTGTGGTAAAGTATTCACAAGTTGCGATGCCTCGCGAATTGTATGTGGAATCATGAGAGCGTCGATGCTTATTGTGCTAGCAAGTAGCACAAACAATAATACAATATTGTTCATCATATTGTATGACTAGAGTGATAGTTTTATGTCGTTATTGCTAAATCTATATTGTTTGTGTTATAACGAATGGTTGCTCATTGCCATGACCGTGTCCATTTTATCATAGAGTATATCAATGCGTTTTGCAAGTTCAGACATTTGTTTGCGTAATTCTTCAAGTTCGTGATTGACGGCCCAGTTCATGGTTTTTTTAACACTCGGGTCAATCGCTTTTGTTGATATGGCCGAGATGGATGGCGATGCAGAAGAATGGGACGAATGTTGCGGCATTTTTTCCTTGACCAGTGTAATATCATATTCGCGTTGTTTGATTTGGTGCTGCAATAATTCGTCCATATTTTGAATCGCTTCGTCGTTGATGGGTTCTTCAAAGTTTGCGGGTGGCGGGACGGGTGGTTTTGTCATGAGTTCATAGTCATTTTGTCTAGAGGTAAAGGCGTCGGTGACCTTGTATGATTCGACTGCCTTTGGTCGCTGTTCGACGACTATTTCGGGGAATACTTTTTTTTCTACATAGAGCGAGGCAGTTTGTGTTATTTTTTGTATATCATCCATCATGTAGGCTATGGTTTGTCGATTGATAACTTGGAGGTCGGATTGTGTCATAGGTAAATATTGCGCCTTTTCGTAGAATGAGCGGATGACATTGGAGAACCATTGTTCTTTGTTGACCGGGATATCGCGGAATTTAGGCGCTTTTTGAATCGTATTCCATAAGAGTTTCTGATTTTCGGGGTGAATATAGAGCGACATGATAAAGATATACACATGCATATGTTTATATGATTTTTAGGCTGAATCTTTTTTCTCAGATTCCTCAGCTGTTTTTTTAGGAACTGTTTCGACTTTGCGGTTGTTTTTGATTGTCGTTGTTTTGAGAATGGTCGATTTAGGTTCGGTCTTCTTTGTTGTGCGCATTTCGTTTTTCAACATTGCGAATATTTCATTGACGTCGAATACCGTTTCTTCGCCGGTTTTCGTATGCGTGACTTCGATATAAGGTTTATTGTTGACAATACGTTTTCTATAATTCAATATAATAGTATCTTCTACCGGAATATCATTGACAAAATACATCAATATGTTGTTGAGTAGATTTTGAAAATTTGCGGAATTTTTATCAAAATACAAGCCGCGTTGGTCGACGTCGTCCTTGATAATGGCAAAGACGAGGTTCTTCATTTCGGCTAAATCGCCATAGGTTAGTTCGTCGGGTTGTTTTGATTTAATATTTGTTTCATATGTAGAGAACCGGTCTTGCAACATCAGATATTGAAATGAATCTGTTTGGGTTTCCATAAAATGATTGATGATGTTTTGATAGGATTTGGCTTCTTCATAGGCATCGGCTTCTAGAATCTTTGTCATTTCGTGCGCGACCACGGGTTCTTCTCCACCGCTTTTGCCATGTAATCGTCGGGTTTTTTTATTGTGTCTTTTAGCGCGACGTTTCAATTGTGTTTTTTTCATAGTTATAGTAGAATGATATTTTTTTGTGGGACCATTGTATAATGAATAAAGCTATTACACAAATCTTTTTATTTTTACTGTTGACCGTATTACTGCTTAGTTTCTACATGTTTATTGCGACGATTGTCTATAAATCGACTGCCTTCAAGGGGATTTTTTCCACCTGGCAATTTCCCATGTTATTGGCGCTCTTTTTAGACGCGTCGTTTATCGAATAATGGGCTCTTGATTGCACTAAGAACGAACAAGGATATAAAGTCAACGTGATTTATCACCTATAGAATGTCAGAATACATACAAGCCTACGAATACGAATCGAATGTGAATCCCTTACTAAATAATGTTCCTATCATTACCAAAAATGTCAATGACTGTGGTCTAGGTATGCATTGTATTGACAACGGGTCGGTCTACCGTGTATCATACAAAGCAACCTCGCCGAATTTATTAGCCAGTTTTATCATATTAGATGAAGATAAAGATGGTAATGAAGCACATCAATTTCGATTTGATGCATCTAATGGCATTTTAGATACAGAAATCAATGCTGCGTCCCATTTGTTTTATGTATTGCAGGGGAAATGCCGATTTACCTTTTCAGAACAAGTCTATACTCGGGGCGAAGAATATGGGGAAACCTATATTGATACCATATACAAAGAATTTATGGTGGAAAGTGGTGAAATCTTTATTTGCCCCACATTTCTAGCTCTAAAAATAACAAATATGCTGGAAAATGAAAAAACCGAAATCTATTATGTCAATGACAGTCCATTGCTAAATTATTTGGGCGCCGAAGCACAAAACAAAGTGTTTCAACCATGCGTATATAATAATGCATTTCTACAAGAAAAATTGCAAGAGTTATCGGACCCTAAGAAAAATCGCAAAGGAATCTTGCTGAGTAATACTGATACTGAACGCATTGGCATCAATACGATTACTCCCACCTTGTGGGCATTATACAACGAGTTACCACCAAATACTGCGCAACGACCACATAAACACAACTCGGTTGCTCTGGATTTATGTATTGGGTGTTCGGATAGTGAAAATGTATATACATTGATGGGCGATACACTCGACGAAGAAGGAAATATAGTCAATCCGACAAAGGTCCACTGGAAACAAGGCGTCATGTTTACTACACCACCTGGTCTATGGCATTCACATCATAATGATGGTATTACGTATGCCTATGTTTTGCCAATACAAGATGCGGGGTTATTGTTGTATCAACGGATTTTAGGTATTGTTCTCAAATAGTGTAGATATTGATTGTATGAATCAACATCTAATTGTTGTAGTATTTTGAACGGTAGTTCTCGACATATTTGTCCGGAATGTTTGCCGACTTGAAGAGCATGATTCGCTTTTGCATAGGCATGTTTTGTTCGAAACCCGAATCGCCCGTCAACATGGTAATATTAAAAAAGAGGGAATACATGCCACATTCCGTATTACCCTTTTGATGCTGGCGATTGGTATTGGTATGACTCTTCATAGCAAGTCCCGCCTTGATGCCCTGTGTTTTGATGGTTTTCATCAATCGCTGTATTTCAGGAGGAGGGGATTTCCCGCCACTGTCGAAATAAAAGACAAAAGGGTGCGCTTTGTCTAAACAGACGAAAAGCGATACCCAATGAGAACCCGGCATATCGTGTCGGTCTAAATTAAAGACCATACCGATTTTGTCGATTTTTTTAGCAAGCAAGGCTGCTATGTCAATGTGGCAGAGTTCTTCCCATACACATATTTTTGTTTGAGATGGCGGACCCTTGTAGGTATATAATTCGCTAGCCGGGACCATGGTGTCATAATTGATGGGCGACGGGCCGATAAATCTAAAGTTCGGATATGCTTGCTCATATTGATGCATCACCTTGCGTATGTCTAAATCTGTGAGCCATTCGTTCTTGTTCGTTTTCCATTCAACGGGCTGGTCAGGGGCGAAAATGAGTGTGTCGATTTGTTTCCGCAATTCGGCGTCTTTGATTTCCGCCAGCCAGCAATCCTCCTTTTCGCAATTCACCAGACGGCGATTTAACGTCTGCCAGATTTCGCCCGGATTCGACCACGGGATGTAGTCTTGGGATGGATGATTTTTGTTATAGGATGCGCGAATGAGTTCTAACATTTCCATCGTATAACACGTATTTGGAGAGGCCTTTGCACCGGTAACGATCGGACTGCAATTCATTGATTTTGGTTCGGTTCTTTTGCGGGTTTGTTTCCGATGTTTCCGTATAAATTTATGTTTGGTTGGCATTCTACTATAGGGTGAGATTTGTTTAAATAACTAAAAAAATGATTCGCCGCCTCTTAAACGTAAAACGAGATGCAACGTGGATTCCTTTTGCACATTGTAATCGGCTAAAGTGCGACCATCTTCCAGCTGTTTTCCGGCGAAAATCAGACGCTGTTGGTCAGGTGGAATGCCTTCCTTGTCTTGGATTTTGGTCTTGATGTTTTGGATTGTGTCGGTTGATTCGACTTCTAACGTAATGGTTTTACCAGTAAGTGTTTTGACGAAAATTTGCATCGTAATATAGTTATGTAGGAGATAATCTTTACATCGTTTATAGATTTGATTTCTTTCTTACAAATGCGTCCATGGAATACAACGGTAACATGGACGCTGCAGCCGATTTTTTGACAACGGATTTCCCCCAGTAAGAGCTCGTCGGCTGTAGAGGAGTCGCTTCGTCCATTTGGTCAAAAAGCGTGTCGGCAGGGTCATCGTTCTCATACGAATCTTTTTGCGGACCGGCGAGTTCTTCATAATCGAAATGTTGAAAACATGTCTTGATGAAGTGGTCGAAGGATTCATTCACGGCAGTGGTGATTTGTTTTTCCGGATTTTCTAAGAGAGTTGAGAACATGGACATTAGTTTTCGTTGATTTTTGGCGATTTTGTCTAAATATTCTTGGTTCTCCGAATATTGTTGGGGGTCCGCTTTTGCTAAATATTTATTGTATTGGCTTTTGTTGCAAAACATTTGCAATGTGAGTTTGTCGAATTCCGACATGGGTTCTGACATGTTTGTAGTAGGATGATATTTTGTTAGGAATAAAACGACCTAAAAGACTTCGTCTAGTAAAAACAACCATTTTAGCATGAGAGGTCTCATGTTCTCCACAAGTCTCTTTCTAATACCCACCATCTATGGTTTCCGAAAACAACAATATGTGCTCTCAACCATAAATCTCATCACCACGATTGCCTCGCTACATTATTGGCGAGAACCTCTTCCGGGTGCAATCAAAAATTTCGATTTGGTCATTAGCAAACTTGCCGGAATCGCATATTTTTGGTATGGTTACAATCATCTCGATAATATACACATACGACTCGCCGGATATGTAAATGGCGCTTGTATGCTTTTATTGTATCATGCCTCGTGTAATACATATGCGCGTTGCCTAGCCCATTGGAAATATTACCACATGGCCTTTCATGTTTCCGTCGCGATTGGACAAATGTTGATATTGTCAAACGAGCTAACGGTATAAAAACAAAACAATACTATTACACAATATGGACAATTCAGTGTTTCGAAACGGATATCATATAATGGCATCATCCCCTCTGGTCTACCTATGGTCAAATGATTTGTTTTTCACTGCAGCGCTCATCCTCAAAGTCTATTCGGCGAATTATTGGTATTACTATGCTTCGCATTATGACTATATCAAACCGCCTTACACCCACCTCAATGCCTTCAAACAGTTTATTCGGTTCACCGATAGTGGACATCTCGTCTCCCTATTGTATTGTATGGTCAATAAATCCTGGTTACCGATTGCCTACAATGTCCATGGTATTATTACCGGGGGATATTGGTTCGGGAAACTCTTTTTAGATATGCCCGATGCGGATACGAAACCGATTGACGGTCTCAACCCATTTGTTACAAACACGATGAGTTATATGACCCATGTAGTGCCGTTTGCTATGATTGTGCGCGAGGCAATGTCTTCCGATTGCTCGGATGCCTTTTCGACGACGAGTTTGTTGCAAACCTATCTATGGTGGTATACCTGGTTTGTCTGCATTTATTTGCCATGGCGGTATTATACGGGTGATTACGTATATTCAATATTCAAAACCGATGCAAATTACTGGGCAACGGGTGCATTTACGGCTGGAATGCACCTATTTGTATGGGTACTCAATCAAAGTGGGTCGGTTTTGTGTAATAGTTATTGATGTAATCCATATAGAGCAATGTTCTTATGGAATGCATGATGGAAACCGGTCCTATTTTTCTCAAAACGGATGATGGCAAAATCATCAATATGCAGTGCATTCGATGGGTAAAGAAAATGAACGATTGTATGGAGGTGTGTCTGAAATCGAGCGGTTGCACGAGTATGTTTGGCGATACACATAAAGTGTGCAAAATGAAAAACCCCGGGAGCTATGCGAAACTCCATGCCTATTTTGAAGAATGATTCTTTTACGTAATGCAAGATTATTACGTAAAATGTATGGTATTTATGGTTGGTTCTTTTTGGTGCGGTTTTTCGCTTTTTCGGCGAGTTTTTGTTGTCGCTCGGCCAGCTTTTGTGTGCGAGCATGTTCTTTTTGGGCTAGTTTTTCTTGTTTTTTTGCCGCTTTCTCGTTTTCTTTTGCGAGGGCCTTTTGTATTTTCTGGGTTTCGCGGTGACGTTTGGTTTCTTCTTGTTTCGCGAGTTTCATTTCGGCTTTTTCGGCGGCTTTTTGTTGTTTGGCTTCTTGTTTCGCCTGTTTTTGAGCGGCCTTTTCTTGTTCTTGTTGGACCATTTCTTCTTTGAGTCCTTCGAGTTCGTCGTCAATCAATTTCGAGTATTTTTCGACCAGGTCTTTGAGCAATTCACTTTCGAATTCCTTGATGAAGACGCCTTGTTTCCGTTGGGTTTTCCGGAGTGCCTTTTCCTCTTTTTGGACTTGTTTCGCGACCTTCGATTCTTCTTTCAAATGGTCCTTCATGGTTTTGCGGATTTGCTGGATTTTTTTTTCTTTTTTTTTTTGCAATGCCTTGCGGGTTTTGTTGATTTCGGCGACTCCTTCGGCATGTTCTTTTTCTAATAGACTCGCGCGTTTTTTTGCCGTCTTGCGCTCTTGTTTAATAGTCATACGTATAACACTTGATTCCAGTTCGTTTAAATTCGTCTTCATGAGCGATTTTAATTGTGTCATACGGCCCTTGTAGGCATTGAGTGCGACTTGCAAGTTTTGTTTGAGTTCGTCGATTTTCTGGTCGAATTCCTGGATTTGTTGGTCGAATTTGACGACGGCGGGATGGTCCTTTAGGGAATTGCGTAATTCGGACAAATCGTTGATTTTCTTGCCGCATTTGTTTTTGACGGCATAAAAGAGCGATTGTTGGAATTTCGCATATTCGGCAGGCATGTCTGCCATGTTCTCTTTGACCTTTCCGACAAATTCTTTTTTGAATCCGCGCTTCGAAGTGATTTCATCCTTCAGTGCCTTGATGGCATCCTTGACATTTTTGACGGCGTCTTTGGCGTCTTTGACAATCTCTTTGATATTGGCCTTGACCACCTTATTACACGCTTTCAGGGCCTTGCCTTCGTAACCTTCGCATTTTTCGGCTAAAAAGCCGAATCGGGTCGCATCGAGGTCCTTGAGGTCGTCGTCGATTTTGGCATTGTTTTCGTCGATTTGTTTTTTGATTTTGGCAATGTCGCTGTCCATGAATTCACGCACATATTTGCGGTCGAATTTCATGGCTTCGTCGATGTTCTCAATCAAAGGGGATTGTACAAAACGGACAATCGGTTGGGCAAATTGCCGGGCATCCTTTTCACGATTCAAGTAACTCACGTGTCCCGCAATAGAATCTAAATATTCGCGTTCTCCTTTTTCGGTGAATCGGCCATGTTCGTCTAAATAGGCGGCTGCGAATTCTTCGAAACCGTCTGGCATTTGGTAGCGGACGGGTTTCGCCAAATTGATGAGTTTGATGAGTTCCATGGGACTCTCCGTGATGGGGGTCGCAGTCATCAACAACAATTTGACGGAATCGCTTCCACTCATGGCATAGGAATGTTGCAGGGCATTTTGTAGCGCATTCATATCAGGACGTTCAATGGATGACAAATCTCCGCCGCCGTATAATTTGTGGGCCTCGTCAATAATGAGCAAGGTTTTGCGTAGTGGGTCGGCTTCGCCGTTTTTCTTGACCAGGGCCTTGTAGAAATTATTCGCTTTCGACACCATATTACTAAATTGCTTGTAGGACATGGGGCGAATCGACCACGATTTTGACAACAGACGCATGCGTTTGGCTTGTTCATCTGGCACAGTCAATCCTTGCTCAATCTCTTTTTTGATGGTTTCACTGCATACCTGGTCAAACATATTCTTCCAGATGTCGTTTTTCAAGGTGGTTCGAGTTACCCAAAGTATGGTGTAGCCTTGTTGTTCGAAAGATGATGACGCCGCTGCAATTGCGCTGCAGGTTTTTCCTGTTCCGACGCTGTGAAATAGCAGCATGCCTTTGATAGGATTTTCCGGGGTGAAATAATGGCGAACAAAATCTTGCGTAGCTGAATATTTGATGATTTCTGCACCACCGGTCTTCATGGATGAGTTGCCTCCACATTTGTTCTCCATTTTCACATCAGCCCATTTATAATCCCCAAAATGTTTGCGCACGTGAGCGCGCATGGCTTCATGACCCATCGGCTTTGTTTCAGGATTGCGTGGAGTAAATACGATTTCGCCGATTTGTGCAGGCAAACTCAAGACGGGTAAATCGTCGCGCACAACAATACGCCGTTTTTTCTCGACCTTTGGACCACTACCGCCCATCAAATCTTCGGCCGCTGGCTGCACGGAAAAACTATGAACAGCCTTGTTGAGTTCGTAATCGACCGAACCGAATACAGTCGCTCGCTCTAAATCATGCTGGAAATTATAGAGACGAACATCGATATTCATGGCCTTCAAATACAAATCAAACAAACTGGCGGAGCCCAGCATTTGATTGCGCACCGATTCCGGAACTTCCACATCATAAATAAAGACATGAAGCGGCCAGCCTTGCGTAGGATGAAATTCCAGGCCTTTTTGACCGCATGTGCGAGTGCCACGACCAATGACTTGTTTCTGGTCCGCCATATTGACCGGAGGCTCATAAATATGCACATATTTCACGTCGAATAAATCAATACCTTCCTTGTAGCCACTATCCATGACGATAATACGAGCTAATTCACCATGAATATTGTCTGGACGACTGTTGAATTTTTTCAAGATGGATTTTTTGAGGCCAACACTAATCGGTTGGTCGTATACACCGATGGAAGCCAACAAGAAAAAGTTATTTCCAGAAGACTTTAGGAGAACTTCGTCGTCCAAAAGTTGGATTTTTCCATAGATTTTTGTTTTTGATGCGCCACCGAGTGTTGCTGGTTCCTCTTCTTCGGCCGTATTTGCTGGGTTCTCGGGAAAAGGTGTCATAGATGCGACTGTATTTGCTGGGTTCTCGGGAAAAGGTGTCATAGATGCGACTGTATTGGTTGGGTTCTCGGGAAAAGGTGTCATAGATGCGGCGGTTGCGACATTTTCGGCAGATGGTGTGACAGATTCGACTTGCTCGACCGACTCGGTAGCAGCAGCAACCGAAGCAGCAACACCCTTTTTCAAAGGTGCGACATAGCCTAAATTCATGCCACTGGCCATCAATGCACCGGCGACAAGTTTCGCACCATAAGTGCCCGATTTCACGTCCGAAAAGATAAAATGTTTATATTTGCGGCCATCGCGAGCCATGTCTTTTTTGTCTAAATCATCTATTTTTTTAAGAAGTGCGTGAAGTTTAGACGAATGAGAAGGGATGTCTTCTAGCAATTTTTTGGCGTCGAATTCGGGATGGTCGAATTTGTGTGCATTTGTCCCTTTGCTCCAGTTCGATTTCTTGCGCACGCAGTCGGCGTCATACAAGAACAACGGGTTATTTTCCACGATTTTCGCCATGTTCGGTATGTTCTCAACATCACGCATCGAAACTGGCGAAGCCGACGTGGTGATGGATTCACCTGGGCTACTACTATTATCACTATTTATAGAACTATTTGCAGACATGTATATAGTTGGAGGATATTTTTTTAGATTTTTTGCAGACCCTCTTCGACAATACTATTACACAAATAGCGACATAGATATTGATTCGGGGGCAACAAATATCTTGCCTAAATATATAATGCCAAGTGGATCAGATTTAGGTGGAGGCCCATACAATGGATATTCTCCAGTTCAAACAATTAATAATGCAAAATCAAGTGACCAGGTGATGATGAGACGTGTATTGCGCAATGGATGGAACACTGCATATGCTACCGGAACTGTCAATGGCAAATCTCGCATCGTTACTCCGTTCCGCGCCGTCAATAATTTAGGCGATTTCTTAGGCCGTGAAAATTACGTTTGCGGCGGACCTAACCAGGTCAATGCTTCCAAGCCTGGATGGAAAGGTCGTATTGGTTCCATCATTTCGAATTGTGATAGTTCCGGTATTCCGTCATCCACTTGCAACGTCAAGTATGTGCCAGATTCTTCCGAATACACGAAATTTCGCAAGTTGCAAGTTCATAACCAAAACTACAACGACAAATCGCATGGTGGCGATGACCACAATGCCTCTTTCGTGGATTTAATGCGTGTGCGCAGAAGGTAAGTGTTTGTGTAGAAAAATGTCCATAGATAGTATACAATGGACATTTTTCGATTTCGTAAATTTGCAGTCAATAATGGTATTGCCTCGGGACAAAAGGCGATGCCTATGAAAGATTCCACTTCCGATGGAACAGCATCCTTTTCCCTATATCGACACAATTACAGCGAAGCGCTCAATGTGCAAACCGTGTCTGAAATCAACAATAAAAAATGGATAGGCGGAAACCGAGATGCATCCCAAGTGGTGAAAAATCGTCGTATTTCCCAGGTCGGTGTCGGGTCGCTGAATGCATCCGGTGATAATATGAAATTCGTCAGTAATTCTGACCGCAGCGTCGTTGACAATGCGCTCACTCGCGTTCGCGCAGGTGGAGCAGTCGTTCCACGAAAAGTGGCATCCAGTCCGCACATTCATATGACCCCATCATTTACCACAGCCGTTGCCACATCCAGCAACAAATAATCCTATATCACTAAAAAAAATCCACCTATAGTATATAATATATAGTATATTATCCATGTGGAATAAATATTTAGTCGAATTTTTAGGTGCCATCTTTTTTGTCTATGTCATTTTAGCCACCGGTAACCCATTAGCCATCGGTGCTGCTTTAGCATTGGTCATTTTACTCACTTCTAATATTTCCGGAGGACATATTAATCCTGCCGTTAGTATTACCATGGCCGCCGCCGGCAAACTCCCATCTACCGAAATCGTGCCATACTGTATTTCACAAATTTTAGGTGGTTTAGTCGCTTTGGAATTATACAAACGCGTTCGCATGTAATCGAATGATTTGATTTTTTGTTACCATGGATGGTAACAAAAAAATGGTTTATTTGCGCAAATAGCGATACAAAATATACAATCCCACTACGGTCAATGACCCGACATAAAATTGACTCAATGGCTCCATTTTCGATTGCTGGAATTGTTTCACCGCAATGACATCAAGAGAACCATAGGCCGGATTTTCGGATTCCACGGGACCGGGCAAATCCTCGTCCTCGGAAGACTCCGACGACTCCTCATCCTCTTTTTCTTGTATATTGGCCGCGGGTATTACATATTTCGCCTGGGCCATCGTCATCACAATGGGTGGAGTATCCGCATCGACATCTGCGAACGTATACTCTTCCGACCCATCAAAGGGAACCGGTTCATTCTTTGCTAAAGTTTCTGACGCTATTTGATTATACATCTTATATACTAGAAGTGTATTTTATTAGCCACTATTACACCGAAGAAAGAGACATAAAGACTTTTCTTCTACCATTGTATCATGTGCGGCATATTTACACTCTTAAATCATCATTATGACGGAGCGGTTGTGCGAAAACAATTCGAAAAAGGTCGTGGCCGAGGTCCAGAACATTCCGTTCTCAAATCGGTCGGCATCCAGGTCACCATGGGATTCCATCGTTTAGCCATCAACGGCCTAAATATGGAATCATCGCAACCCATTGAACACAACAATATGTTTTTGATTTGCAATGGTGAAATATACAATTATCACGAACTCTATCAAACCATGGGCGTCCAACCATCTACGCAATCCGACTGCGAAGTCATTCTATGGCTCTATGAAAAATACGGTATTGAACAGTGTTTGCGGATGTTGGACGGCGTCTTTGCCTTTGTGTTGTTAGACCAGCGTCTACATTTTGGAGAATCGCGTATTTATGTCGCCCGTGACCCCTATGGCGTCCGACCTCTCTATCAAATGACGACTCCTTCGGGTGTGCTTGGATTTGCTTCGGAATTAAAAATGATGTCGGATTTCGACGCCGAATCGACCATTCGCCATTTTACACCCGGGACTTGGTCCATGTATAAATTGCCCACGCAAGTGAATGCATCATGGCTACCAGTGCAGTCTGGCGTGCCCTATTGCGCCATGGGATTTTGCAATTCAGAAATACTCGACGATTCATTGCGGATTATGGATAATATATGTAATTACCTAACCGCCGCAGTAGAAAAGCGGTGTTGCACGACCGAACGTCCGATTGCATGTTTGTTATCGGGCGGCCTAGACAGTAGTCTCATTACTGCGCTGGTCGCAAAATACCATCACAAAAACGGATTGCCTCCCATCGAAACCTATAGTATTGGCCTAGAAGGGTCCGTCGATTTACATTATGCGAAAATGGTGGCGGACCATTTAGGCACCTTGCATACCGAAATTATATTAACCGAACTCGATTTTTGCGAAGCCATTCCCGAAGTAATTCAAGCCATCGAATCCTATGACACGACTTCGGTGCGCGCGAGTATCGGAAATTATTTGATTGGGAAATATATTGCGGCCCATAGTGATGCAAAAGTGATTTTCAACGGCGACGGTTCCGACGAATTGTTGGGCGGGTATTTGTATATGAAACATGCGCCCGATGCCATTGAATTTGACAAGGAATGCCGGCGGTTATTGAGTGATATACATATGTTTGATGTGCTCCGCTCCGACAAATCGATTTCTACCCACGGGCTAGAACCACGCACGCCCTTTTTAGACCGCGCCTGGACACAGTATATCTTGTCGCTGCCATGTGAAGCGCGTTATCAGCCAGAGATGATGGAAAAATATTGGTTGCGGCGCACGTTTTCACAAACGGGGTTGTTGCCACACAAAGTCTTGTGGCGGCGCAAAGAAGCCTTTAGCGATGGGGTCAGTGCAACTTCGCGCTCCCTATATGAAATTTTGCAGGAATATGCCACCGAAAAAGTGGGTGCTATAGATATGGCTAAATGTCCATGGACCGTGAACCCTCCGAAAACGGCCGAGCAATATTATTATCGGTCGATTTTCGAAGAAGCCTATCTAGGACGCGGGAGTGTGATACCTTATATGTGGATGCCTAAATATATCGAGGCGGCCGACGCCAGTGCGCGCACATTGTCTATATACGCCAATAAATAAGGGGGTTTGCATCAAACGTGATGATTGATGCAAAAACAAATACACGATTACACATGTTCCACCGAATATTTTGCTAAATAACTTTCCAGGACGTTTTCGTCAAAGTCGTCTTTGAAGTTCTCAATCAATTCGTCGGGTAATGGTTTTCGGTCATAAATGGAGATGAATGTATCCACGTAGTCGTCGATTTGTTTGTGGAAACCCTTGAGTTTGTTAGTGAGCTCGACGGCCGCCTGGGCAAACGTATTTTTCATTTCTAATCGGTGTTGTATGCGCTGTTGTTCTTCGTGTATTTTGGCCTTTTCTTCGGCCTCTTTTTTCGCTAATTCATTCGCAATCTCTTGCAATTTCTTTTGCATTTGTTTTTCGCGTTCTTGAAACTTTTCTTCTAAATCACTAATGTAATCCATAGAACCATTGTCTGAGGTTACAATCATGTCTTTTGCGCGGTCATATATATCCGCTTTCACCGTCTCGATGATGTTACATATGTCTGGTTTTTTCAGCGCATCGAAACGTGCACGTTCAGGAGAACCGGGTTTTCCTTCAAATGTAGCCGTGAATTCTTGCACAATCGGAATAGGTATGGATGGACTGGTTTCCATCATGCGGTCGAATTCTTGACGACTCATTTTCAAAAAACTGCCACAATCCATGCGTTCAACCGGCGATTTCGCCAGTTCGATGCGAATATTGCGCGAAAATTTGTCCCAGGAAATGGCCGCCACCCGATGCGCTTCATTTAGTTCGGAGATTTTCAAGTATTGTTGAATGGTGGTCAAAATACCAATGAAAATATTTAGCGCACCAATCACCATTGGCGCAAAGGATTGATATTCCAATGGCAAACTCGCCTGGGCAAACGACGCGGTTCCACTAATGGTCGAAAGTGTAATCGCGGGTATGGTAAACCAGGCATGTTGTCGCGAATATTTTTGATGGGCGCGATTGTGCAACCATTTATAACATTGTGCTATATCACACCATTCGGCCATGATTTTTTCATTTTCCTCTGTCCATTCTACTTTTTTTTCGGCTTGTTGAGAAGGCGATACACTCCCGGTTTCGTCGTTATGTTTAGCATTCTCTTTCTCTTTTCCTTCTGATGGCATATATATTTAGTCTAGAAAATTCAAACGCGCTATTATTGTTCGGCGGCTTCTTCAATACGTTGCACGACGGGTTCCGTAACTACCAGTTCGACCGCTTCTTGTTGCTCCACTTGTTCAATGATTTTTTCCGCGCATTCGAGAACTTGTTCGGATTCTTGAATGATTTCCTCGATTTCGACGTTTTCTGAACTTGCAAACACACACTCTAAATCAATATTACTCATATCCATATTTTCACCTTGTTCGTTCTTGATTTCGGCCTCCATACTCTGTTGGAAATTCTGGATTTTTTGCACGAGATTTTGCAAATATTTTTCATGGGAGGCATGGAAAAAGGACAAGTAATTGATATAGAGGTGGATTTGTTCTCGTATGAGGGTGTTTTCGTATTGCAAGGTGTGCATAAAATTCGCAATGGTCATTCCGACATTGGAAGTAATCGAATATTGGTAGGCCGATTTTTCTAAATGATTGTAATAGGTGTGCAGCTCTTGAATGATGTCCATTACCGACTGGTGTATGTCGGTGATTTCAGCAATGGAATATTCAAAAAAGGGTTCTAAATCTTTGTAGACGGAGAACTTTTTCGGTTCTTCGGCGGATTTTAGAATAATGTTTTTCTCTTTGAGTTGGACAATCAAAATGTTATAGAGCTTGTAATAGTCGCCATACATGCGATTCACAATCAAAATAAGCGATTTCGACAAGTTCTCATATTCCATACTATGACACTTGTATTGAAAGAAGAGAGAGTCGAGACAAAACAGGAAAATCTTTTTGTTGTTGTTGTTTTTGATTAAATATTGGTAGGTGTTTTTGACTTCGCCGAGTTTGGTGTTGATGGCGTGTTTGTGTTCCAATGCGATTTTTTCTAGACTAATTAGATGTTTAAAATCGGTGTGTAATTGTTCGAATTGTATATTACTGACAAGAGACATCTATACACACCATGTATAAAAAAATAAAGATGGATGGAACGCGTAAAAAAGAGGGTGACCCCTCCTTTTTATTTGTTTTTTGGTAAGTTTTTATTTGTTTTTATTTGTTTATATGATTTGTTTAGAATAATCGGTATGTATTTTGTGCGGCAATGATGGCATCAATATCTTGTTGTATGCTGACATAGTCTTTTGCATCATTGGCCAAATGTGTGGATGGATAATATGCAGGATGTTGCGCATCAATATGCATTTGCGGATATGTCCATGGCTTATAATGAAGCAATTCGTCACAGAGGGCTTGAATCGATGGTTCGTATGCGGGCATGAATTCTAATTTTGGAAAACATTTAGGCGATTGAAAGAGGGGAAGGAATTTCGATTGAGCGGGTGCTGGTAGGCATTTTTGTGGTGCGACTGGCTCAGCCGTTTTTGTTTTCGTTTGGTTCATCCACGATTCGAATTCGTGAGTTTTTGCGCTGATTTGTGTAATAGAATTGTTTGTGATTGGTTCGCATACCCACTCAGGTAGGATATTGTCCTCCTTTTCAGGTAACTCCATATGATTCGTTGCTACGGAGTCGTCTTTTTCATCAACCCATGTTTCGGTCGAATCATCTGGGCTTTCTTCGCAGGAAAGAATGGGACGTTTGTCTCGGGGAATATAATCCTTGATTTCCCAGTAGTTATAGTCATCATAGACTAATTGCGCATGGCCGGTTTGTTTTAATTTTTGTAGTAATTTGCTGGCAAAATCGGTTTCGAACAATTCGACAGTGAGGAAGGCGAATGAATACGAATAATTGTTGCTGTTGAGGCGGCTACGCATGTCTAAATGGGTAATGTTTCCGACGTTCAAGTTCTTGAATGCTTGTTTCAAGAAATTGGCAGAAATACCTCCGACGATTCTTGGAATAAATACTTGTATAGCTGACATTGTTGTTGTTGTTGGTTTGTTTGATTGCTTTTGATTTATGTTCAAAAAAGCCTTTCAATTTTTCGACGATACAAAATTGAAAATGGAGGGCTCATGTAGATGTAGACAAACAACCATGGATTCGATAAGTATAATAATATTCTTGGCTTTCTGGCCATTGATTTTATACCCATTCACAAAATGGGTGAAATGCGTATGTGAAGGTATTCGAATTCATTTTATAGAACGTTATTACTGGTCACGAGTCAACAAACACGAGGTGAGTTGCAATTTATCATTGTTGTTGACACCGGAATTATTCGACGGGCCGTCGAAATGCATTCGTCTGTCGCAATCGATATGTGATTTTTCAGACAGACACAAAAAAACGCTGGTCGATGCCGTCATGCACAACAAAGATATTGGCACTATTACACTGAGAAAAAAACGAGACAATTATGCTGTTTATTATCACGAGGTCGTGGATGGAAATTCGCGACTCATTGCGCTACATGATTATATGAATGACAAGTTTTCCTGGAATCACAAACGATTTAGCGAATTGTCCGGGGAAAAACGATTGTTCTTTAGGGAATACAAAATAGGGATTCGAATCATAGACCCCTAAATACATATTTGCGTAATACCCATATAAAAAACTCATGACTATTTTGTATACTAGAAATGCCTTCGAAGAAGAAAAATGCTAAAAAAACAAACGCCAAATCTAATCCACAGGTCTTTGAACCACCAGCTGTTCCCGAAAATTTTGCGAATTTGATTGTCGATTTCACCCGCGATTTATCATTGACTTTCCCCGAATATGCTTCTATGTGGCAACAATGGACCACGTTAGATATGCCGGAAGCCGAAGTCCGCCATCTTTTTGATTATTGTTTGTCGGTGTATCCCGAGCGATTTTTCGACATTTTATATCAAAATGACGACATTTTCAAGCCTGACAGTGAAGCAAACACGCTTTTTTTACCGGGAATTGAATTCAAAACCCTCTATAATTGCGAAAACGTCAGTGAGAACACCCGCAAGGCCATCTGGAAATATTTGCAGGTGATTATGTTGGCTGCCGTCAATGCCGTCAAAGACAAGACGGGTTTCGGAGATGCCATGAATATGTTTGACGGTATCAACGAGGCCGATTTGCAATCGAAATTGGCGGAAACCATTGCCGGAATCGGGGAATTTTTCAAAATGGGCAAAGATACTGATTCCGACAGTGATGTCGAAGATGTGCCAATCGACGGGGAAGAGCCATTACCTCGAGGTATGCCCGATTTCGCAAAGACCTTTGATTTCGAGAAAATGGCGGGGTCGATGCCGGATGCCGAAAGTCTCCATGGCCATTTGAAGGGCCTGTTTGATGGCAAGATTGGAACTTTAGCAAAAGAAATGGCGGAAGAAATCTCGAAAGATTTCGAAAATATACTAGGCGGCGAAGGTGCAAACATCAACAGCACACAAGATGTATTGAAACAAATGATGAAGAATCCGAAGAAAATCATGGACTTGATGAAAACCGTGGGTGCGAAACTCAATACGAAGATGGACAGTGGCGAGATTTCAAAAGACGATTTGATGAAAGAGGCCACGGAATGGATAAGCAAAATGAAGGACATGGGTGGGTCCGACCAGCTCAATGCCCTGTTCAAAAACATGACCAGAAACATGGGAGGTTTAGGCAAAAACATGAAATTCGATGAAAGTGCACTGAATCGTATGACCAAGGAGCAATCGACCAAAGACCGTATGCGCAATCGTTTAGCACAACGTAAAGCTGCGGCCGAATTAGTGCGTCAAAAAGCGATGGCACAAGCGCAAAAGAATGCAGCAAATGCACAAAACGTCGTGTTAGAAGCCACTGCTCCAAACAACTATGTCTTTCGTGTAGACGGCGAAGGTCCACAAGAAAAATCGGTGAAAAAATCAAAAGCCGAAATGGACAAAGAATTAGACGATTTAGTAGCAAGTATCGGTGTTGAAACAAGCGATGCATCACAACCAACCAAAAAATCAAAAAAATCAAAAGGCAAAAAATAACAGACTAGTGTATAATGATTTCGAAATATATTAACGTCCCCATCTTTTTTGTGAGTCTTATCGTGGGTCTATTGATTGTGTATTTTACTATGCAAAACGATTTGCGCAAAATCTATGTATATCCTACCCCGGAAAATGTAGATTTGTTGCAATACAGAGACAAGGCGGGCAATTGTTTTGTCTACAAATCTGTAGATACCCCTTGTCCGAAAAATGAGGCGAAACTTGCGAAGATACCGGTGCAAGTATAGTTCACATACAAGGCAAAGAATTATTTGAAACCAATCTCCGCATATGTATCATAATATAATTGTGTTATTTTATGAATATCTGTAATGTTCGAAGTCAACGCATGATGATTATTTATATCAAAATTTACATTTTTTGAAATACATTTATACAATATACATTTTGTATTGTTTATTACAATATCCATATCATAATTTATAGTATTTTGTATTTGTAAAATATCAATTATTTTTTCACATATGTATTGTATAACATATTTAGACGGATGATTCATAGAATGAAATAATAATTTATCCTTATAATTTTGTTTAATATATTCATACGTTGATATAAAATACACATTATTCCCGCTATATTTTTCTACATTATTAATAAATCGATTATTTAATTCATTCAAACTATTATTCGCGATTGTTTCCAATTCTTCGCTAGATTTTAAATCTAAATTATCAACAAAATGAGTGATATAATAATCAATTGATTTTCCATCAATATAACATTCTATCATTTTATTATAATGATAATCACTTGGTTTATGTAATATATCGTTATTAAACATTTTATAGGTTAAATCAAAATAATAAAAATCGAAATAACAGCTATCAAATATGATTAATTTACACTGTGGTTTTTTGTATTTTTTGATATACGTTGTAGATAAATATTCTACATCTCTATAATTATCATTGATGCTTTGTGTTATAATTATATCACAGCGTCTTATTATATTTGTAAAATAGAATTTATTTATACATTCCTTCCAACATTCAATGTGGAAAATATTGTAACCACGCGATAAATTCAATGTTCTCAAACAGGCGTATAGTTGACAATTTCCATAGAATAATATAGTTGTCATATACTAATTACTATAAAAAAATCCGCATTATGTGTGTATGTGCATAGAGATATATTGATGCAAATGTCTAGAAGAATAGTGATGTTCCATCGCCATAATATATCGCTAATGTATATATTATGATTAATGTGCAACGCTTACTAAATAGCAAATCCGGACAAATCGCCATTTCGATTATCTTGGGATTCGGCTTAGCCACCTTATTTAGACAAGTTTGCAAAGATAAAAATTGTATTACCTTTCATGGCCCCGTGATTTCTGCCGACGACATTTACAAACACGACGAGAAATGTCAAAAATATTCACTCGAATCCGTGAAATGTGATTCCACGAAAAAAATCATCGACATCGAAGAACGCGCAGACAAACAGAAAAAACCCTTTTTCGGCATCCTTTAGGATTCGTTAAACTATACAATCTTTAGCCGCCATATATTGTATAGTTTTCTCATGGCATCCACTACCCGTATTGCCGATTTACCTGAAAATATTACCATGTCGGTTCATCCGCCTATGCATCAAGGTTCTATCGCAGGAGGTATTCCTTCCATGAATACTCGTCAGCCACCCGAAGAACACAATCCCGTATACACGCAAATGAATGTGCATCCGAACCCCTACGGAAATCCGCAACAACCGCAAATGATGCCGATTCCACAACAAACACAACCCTACCTGCAACCACAAGACACTGGTCCACAATATCGTCTTCCATCGCGCGATATACCACGTGAAACCGATATGTATACACAAGATGCCGCGATTCAACCAAACTATATTCCTCCACCACCGAAACTCACTAGCGATTATATCCGCGACTATGCTGATGAAGTTGATGATGAAGTGCGCAATCACAAACAGAAAAAACACAAGGAGCGCATGATGGATACTTTTTTGACCGAATTTCAAATCCCTATTTTTGTCGCCATTTTGTTTTTCATTTTTCAAATGCCAGCGGTCAATACCCTATTGTATAAACGGTTTTCGTTTTTGTCGATTTATGGAGCCGACGGTAATTTTAATTTCTATGGGCTCTTTTTGAAAAGCGTCGCATTTGGGTCTGCTTATTATTCCTTGTCTCGTATCATAGAATATTTGAGCAGTATTTAGTCTTATGTATTTTTACGAAAATACATATGTGTCGACGTCATGGATATAGGGTTGATTTATTGACATAATCGTGGAAAGGGCACATGCATTATTCACATTTGATAGATAGACTATATCGTGCAGTATAACTGTCTTTCGATGCATACACTATAACGGAAAGTTCGTCAAAACGGGCAGCTGCAGTTCCGCTGATAACACCGGTTTTTGAATTGATTGTGATACCGGAAGGTAATGTTTTCGATAAAATTTTCCATTGGGTCGGTGTCATCTCGCCGAAAACCGAAGGCTTGAAGGAACTGAATTTGGTTGTGGAAAATTTCACGGATGGATAGCGGAATACAAATGGCGCGATTATAGATGCAGTTAATCCAGTTGGATTTGTAATGGAATAATTCGAAGCTAATCCACCATTTGTACCATTAGCTAGAGTAACTTTTGCGGTGACTGGTTTAGAAGTGCCTAAATCTGTATCTGCAAATGACCCATTTAAAGTAGTAGTAAGTGTTTCAGTTAATACCAAACCATTTAACGTTCCTGTGCTACTGAAAGAGGCAACGGTTGTGCCATCGTATATTTTATCAGCTGCAGTGACTCCTGTAATAGTCAAGAGTTTTGCAGTGATATTGGCACTAGTAGTAGGATTGACAGTAGGGACGGAATAATTTGAAGCTAGTCCACTACCATTACTTAGAGTCATGGTCGCAGTGACTATTTGACTGGCTATTGCATTTTTACTTGCAAATGAGGCACTTAAAGACGCGATTATTTCACTGTTGATAATACCACTGACGTCTCCTGTGATAATAGTTGCATCAGTTGTGCCATCGTATGCTTTATCTGATACGACAAGAGTACCTACGGTCAATAGTTTTGGGTCAATTTTGCCCGTTGTAGTAGTATCGTTAACTATATAGTTTCCAGCCGCAGTTCCACTAAGCGTTGTGACGATAGTTACTGTTTTGTTGTTGTTAATGCTTGCATTCGGAGTATCATAGGTAGCGGTTCGTGTGTTAATCGTAACTGTATCACTCGACACTATACCTGCAAGAACTGGCGTTCCACTAAGAGTTGCAGTACGATTACCGTCATATGGTTTTCTGCTAACCTCATCGCCATTTACCGTCAAGGGTTTTTTAGAGATAATGGCATTAGTAGTAATTGGATTTGTAATTGAATAATTTGAAGTTAGTCCACCATTTAGACCATTATTTAGAGTAACGGTTGCAGTGACTGTTCGACTACCAGCATTTGCAGAGTCAAATGTTCCAATCACAGTATGAGTGAGTGTTTCTGAGTTTACAAGACCACTTAACGTGCCTGTGTTACTGAATGTGGCAGTAGTATTACCGTTGTATTCTTTATTGGATGCAGTGACTCCTGTAATAGTCAAGGGTTTTTGAGTAATATTGGCAGTTACCCCAGTTGGTTGTACAAGTGAATAGTTTCCATATTGTTGACCTATAATCGTATAACCAGTTACCGTTACTGATTTACCAGGACCTACATTTTTATCTGCAAATACTCCTGTTCTACTATTTATATTAAGAGTTACATCATCTCCAGAAATTGGAGATATCGACCCTCCACTAAGAATTGCATTAGCATTACCGTCATATATTTTATCATTTGCAGTGACTCCGGTAACCGGCAATGATTTTGGAGTGATTGTTCCGGTATTAAATGGAACAGCATAATAATTAGAACCATTATTTGAATAGCTGATTATATCGCTGGCATTAGTAAGAGTTATTGTTACGGTTCCTGTTGTAGTCCCTACATTTTTATCATCATATTCCGCCGCTATAACAGGATTGCTTAGGGTAATTGTAGTGGCACCATCTTTTGCAGTATATACTACATTAGCGCCCCCTGTTTTAGACCCGTTATATACTTTACTTACACTTGTAATTGTAATGGTTAGAGTAGGCATAGTTTTAGAAACTATATACTATGCAAACATAATTCCAAATAACAAAAAAATAATTCTAACACCATTGCTACAGTCATTTTTACTTCCGTCGGAACACAACTTTTACAATATGCATTTCTGGTGGAAGTAAAGGTATACTGTGGTTGAAATGGTCACATTGTATTTATTGAATTCATGTTGTAATTCAATAAACGCATTTTCCTAAATCACAAAATATCCATAAAGCGCACCTTTTTCGTAGCACGAGAAGCCGGTTTACGAGTCTTTTTGACCCGTTTTTCCGTTTTACTGTCAGTCTTTTTCTCACTCTTTTTCTTAGAATCCGCATTTTGTGCCGGGATATACTTCAAAAACCACATTTCATATTCACGTGTCCCTTTTTGTCCAGCGAGTTCTCTGAATTTAGCCGTTTTTTCTGCACGAACAGTTTCTAGGGTCGGTTGTTTGCCATAGCAATCAATGCTGAATCGTTTAAGCAGTCCCTTTTGTTCTAGGCGATTTTCCTGTTCCACTTCAAACAAAAATTGTGCCATACATAAAATCCGGTCCTTGTGGAAATAAGGCTTGTCGGTATAAATAAACGCCAAATAAAAACTCAACATCGTATCGATGGTGGCGACGTTGATTTCTTTATCCCCTACATGAATCGTGTTATAGTTATGACATGCGATGGGTTTATAAATGAAAGCCAGGGTCTCTTTGCCCACGCGGATTTCGATGCGTTCGGGGATGAGTTCGCCGATGGCTTCGTGTTTGATTTGTTTGACGGATTTGTAGCCGGATTCTTGTAGGCGTTCTCCGAGAATCATGGCACAGCGGTCGGGGTCTTCGGACAAGACATCGAAATCGGGGATTTTATGGACAAATCGTTTGTAAGATTTCGGCATATAGCGCGAATACAGGGTGCTAGCATAGCCTCCGAAGAAGACGCAACTTTGCTCGATAAATACGTCGCGAACCAAAAAATACAGGGCTTCGGACTCGTCGGCGCCGGTTTCTAAATCGCGCTGGAAATCGATTTGGTCACATGCTATGCCTGATTTGAGTGGATAGTGTTTGTTCAATAGATTGAGGCGTTTGAGAACTTTCTCCCATCGCGAAATATCGCCCTCTGGACGCGATAATTCTAAATACATGGACATGCGGAGGAAATTCGGTGGGGCATATTTGATACCGGCGCGACTAATCGCATCTTTTTGAATGGCTTTGTAGATCGTTTCGTCTAAATCGGTAATGTCGGCCACGGGGATGAAATTGACGAAAACCTTGAATGTGCCGTGATGCACACCGGATTTCGCTTCCACGTCGGTATATCCGGCGGCATAATAAATATCAGCGAGTTCTTTGGCATCGTCTAAAGCATGGTCGGAGAAAAAATCGTAGTCGGGGATTTCGATGTCGCGATTGTAGAATTGGTCGTATTTCGGCAAAATGTTGTTGATGGCCGTGCCGCCATAACAAATGCGTTTTTTGCGAATTAAAAAGTCTTCGACGACTTGAATGATTTTTTTGACGTCTTCGCTATTGGCTTTTTTTTCACCCACGGCTTTTTCGTTTTCGTCGACCGCGTGTCTCAAAATCGCGAGCTCGCATTCCTGAAAGGTCATTTTATTGTTGCATATTCCATCATCGAATCTTTGTGTCATAGTATTTGTTAGTTATATTGGGAGGATATTTTTATCGCGTGTTTTCGGGGATTTGTTTGATTCCACATTCGCGGCAAAGTTTTCGCAAAACGGGGACGATTCGCTGTCCCGAATCCTCCGATGGTGCAAAGATGCGTTCCCAGGCTTCGTAATAACAGCTGTCGGCTCCATTGATGACCATGGTGCATTCAAAACACATATAACACTGAGAGCCCTGCACGTTTTGTCGGGAGACACTGCCGTATTTTTGGGGCGCGTCTTTTTTTTCGGATGCAGGTAATTTCGCGCGTTTGCTGGGTGGATGAGGATTCGTCAATCCGAGCTTTTCGGCTAATTTGTCTAAACTGGTTTTCGGTTTTTGTGACATAGTGATTGATTGATTCTGTTTTTTCGTCTAGAAACAGAATCAATTTTGTCTTTGTTTAGATGCAATCGAGTGGATGCCCTAAATAAATCGAATGGTCGGCCGTGTTGGTGTCTTTGAGCGCATATTGGTCGGCGCAAGTCACGTCTTCACAAGCACTGCATTTCGTGAGTTTGCCCGAGGCGTCTTCGAAGATTTCGCCACATGAATGGTAATAGTCCATGACTTCCGTGGGTGGAACGTGGGGAACCATATCGCGATTATGGGTGAATCGCCATAGGTTAGGGAGAACCTGGTTCGCGAAAGTTGCATAAGCAGCGTCGCCGACGCGTGGTTGACCGAAATTGTAGAGTTCGCAATCGATTTGCTTCGATTGAAATTCCATACAGGTGAGTTGAGCAACTGCTGCACCTTCCGAGTGGCCGGTAACGACAATATGAGTAGAATGATATGTCGATGCAATCGAAGACACGGATTTGTGAATCGAGCTAAATAACCGTTGCGTCATTTCATAAAATCCATTGTGGACATTGCAATTTGCACATTTTCCGGAAAAGCTTGTATAGGGGGTTTTGCGGACTTCGAAATCATCTATCCAGTTGCGAACCGAAGAGGACCCGCGGAAAACGACATAGGTGGTTTGAGTCGATGGTAAAATACCGACGTAACCTTGCATGTCGGACAGGGTGTCGTGGAAAACCGATTGGACGGAAAACCCCGAGGCAGGACCGGTCATGGTCATCGTGTTATAGTTTGATTTGTCGCAATAGGCTTGCGCCGACAAATAGACCGATGTGTTGGCGATTTGAATATTCATGGTAGCAAGAATGGGCGCCATGAATATTGTTGCTAAAAGAGCGAAATGTTGTATCATTTATGTATGGGTTGATATTTTTAGGGGAAGGTTGGACTTACCGGTGTTTTGCCGATGGATTCGTTTTTCATGGTGCTCAAATAGGAAATGGCATAGGCCATGGGGACAAATCCGGATTTGTATTGGTCAAATAACATTTCATAGCGAGTGAGCATATCGTCTCGCGCATAAAATTTGTAGGTAGTTACTTGTATACCGTAACTTAATACAGTTTTGATAATATCGGGATGAGGGTAGAGAGTGTCGAGGTCGGACATTAGGGTGTTATAGACAATGACATTGGTGCTTTTGAAATCGTTTTTCACATTGGGTGGATTCGTTGTCTGGCCCTGCAACTGGTCATAGGTTTGCAGTTTAAATGTGCTTCCGCCTAATTCACCATTGATACAATTTGCTAAATCTTGGCTTACTGTGGCATATTGGGGATTAATTGTTTTATTCATCATGAAAAGCGCATACCCCATTAAGGGTGGATTTTGAGTGGCATCGTTGATATAAGTGCTGCCGTCAATCTGGATGGCCTTGCCGGTATTTGAATCGACATATCGTTTACTCGAGAAATTGGCGTTGATGAGCGCGGCGACTTTGTCATAGACGACGGAATTGGCGTCGGGATAAATGCGCAATTCGATGAAGAGTGGTTCTCCGAAATTGGGGGAATTCGATGATGCAAATGCATTGGATGCGAGTGCATTGAACACCGTGTCGAGGGGGATTTTGTTATCACTGGCACTGTCGATGGCTTTGCTGTCGGTAATGTGTGCGACATAGGGAATATTGTCTGTGGTGGAATAAAAGATGGGTATGTCTAAATAACGGCATCCGCGTCGCAATACATATTTTATCATATCGGCACTGACATAAGTTCCCGAAAACGCACTGGAATACGATGCTTTGATGCAATATTCGCGCAAAGGAAGTTTTGAACGAGATGGTATGATATTTGTAATCGAAACATTTGACGCGGCTTTTTGCAAAGCAGTCACTTCATCAGTGGGCGTCATTCCTTCAACCACGGTCTGCATTTGCAATATTTTTTGACGGCGGTGTAATAATCGTAATATGACATAGATAAAAATGATACATACGATGATTATGAATAATAATCGGACTAGACTCATGATATATATTGGTGAGATACAAAGTATTCTGCAAAAAAACAAAATAAAACCATAGTATATAGTTTTTTATAATGGCAGGAGGATTATTAAATATCATATCGGTAGGAAATGCAAATGTCATTTTAACCGGCAATCCTACCAAGACGTTCTTCAAATGTGTTTATTCTAAATATACGAATTTCGGATTGCAAAAATTTCGCATCGATTACGACGGATTGCGCGATTTGCGATTGACTGACCCATCCACCTTCACCTTTAAAATACCACGCTATGCGGATTTGCTAATGGATACATACGTCGTCATTAGTTTGCCTGATATATGGAGTCCTATTTATCAACCGTCTTCTAGCAATAATTATCAGTGGGCGCCGTATGATTTTCGATGGATTGATAATTTAGGAACCCACATGATAAAGGAAATTAATATTACTTGTGGTTCTCTTACGTTGCAAAAATATTCCGGTGAATATTTAGCGGCCATGGTGGAGCGCGACTTCAACAGTGAGAAAAAACGGCTGTTTGATACGATGAGCGGTAATATAAGTGAATTGAATGATCCGGCAAATGCATTTGGACGTCAAAATACATATCCGTCCGCCTTTTACACTGAAAATAGTGCAGGGGCAGAGCCATCCATTCGCGGGCGCGATTTGTATATTCCTATAAATACGTGGTTTACTTTAGATAGTTGTTGCGCCTTTCCTCTCATTTCATTGCAATATAATGAATTGGTTGTGAATGTCACCCTTCGACCTGTTCAAGAATTGTTCAAGGTGCGCGACGTCTTTGATGCAACCAACAATTTTCCGTATATGCAACCCGATTTTAATCAAGCACAATTCAACATGTATCGATTTTTACAAACACCTCCGGCAGTGGATTTAAAACCGGATAATTATTCGGACAAAACCACTACGTGGAATGCGGATGTGCATTTGTTGTCAACCTATTGTTTCCTGTCGAAAGAGGAACGCGAATTATTTGCCTCACAAGAGCAAGTATATTTAGTCAAAGATGTATTTGAATATAATTTTCAAAATATCACGGGTTCAAAAATCGTGAAACTGACGTCCGCGGGTATGATATCTAGTTGGATGTGGTTTTTGCGACGCAATGATGCCTATATGCGAAATGAATGGTCGAATTATACCAACTGGCCTTATAAAAACATACCCCAGGATATACAGATTGCACCAGACACGACGAATTTTACAACAAATTATGTAGGGTCGGATGGCGAGATTTATGGTCCGGGTAAGAATCCACCCGCTACAAATGCAACCTATGGCACAAATACGGGTCTCTTTTATTCCGGCGATTTTTTCCAGCAAAATCACAAAGAAATACTCGAAACGGCCGGAATTCGACTCAATGGGGATTATCGCGAAAACTTGATGACACGGGGGATATACGATTATGTGGAAAAATATACACGCACGAACGGATTTGCAAAAGAAGGCATCTACTGTTATAACTTTTGTCTGCATACCAGTCCGTTTAAATATCAACCGTCGGGTGCCATCAATATGAGCAAATTCAAAACCATTGAACTCGAAATAACCACCTATATTCCAACGGTCAACACGGATTCAGCGACTTATGACTTATATTGTGATTTAAGTGGAAATTCGATTGGTGTGCGAAAACAAAACTGGCAACTCTACGATTATAATTTTGATATGACCTTGTTTGAAGAACGATATAATGTATTGTCTTTTATTGGCGGAAATTGTGGTATGTTGTATGCGCGATAACTTGTCGTCGTTTTTGTTCCTCAAGATATATATATTACTATAGTAGAGATATGGAACCAATAAAACCATTTAGCAAAGACACCTCTTTACTACCATTGGAAACCGAGACCGACAAAATATTGAATAAAATGAAAAAAATAAGTCGAGCAAAGAACAATTACAAAAACATAGATACATTGGACAATATTTATACAAAACCAACCGAATCAAAGGGGATGATTGGACAAATGAAAGATTTTGCAAAAGGTATTCAAGACTTGCAATCAAATTTGCAAACGCTTGAAAAGGAAATCGGAGAACATGAAGGATTTGAAGAGGGTTTCAACAAAGCAGAAGGGTTCGAAGATGAAGAAGGGTTCGACAATGAGGAAGGGTTCGACAATGAGGAAGGGTTCGACGATGAGGAAGGGTTTGATGATGAGGAAGGGTTCGACGATGAGGAAGGGTTTGATGACGAGGAAGGGTTCGATGATGAGGAAGGTTTTGACGATGAGGAAGGTTTTGACGATGAGACAGAGGGTTTTAATAACAAAGACTTTTCTCGTGGTATTAAGATTTACACAAGCGAATATGAAAATCCAGACGGTGGTGCAGAACCCGTTGATACTACATTATACAAACGATTGTTTCGATTCGCAAAACTGAAGAAACTATCAAAGAAACAATTACGAGACCTGTTTAAAAGAGGCCTTATCACAAAACGGCAATTTAAAAAATTAATGAAAATGAACTCGCAAACCACAACAACATCGAAAAAAAAATCAGGCAAATGCAAATCAAATCGATTTACGGAATACATCAGAAACACCATCAAATTCATCAATCGTATATTCAGCCAGTATAAAAAATATATCCGAAAATTAGCACAAGCCATTTATAACAAAACCGACGGCGCATTTGATAACCCACGTGTGAAGAGTCATAGAGATGTTACATTGCTCGCGGAACAAATTAATTATTGTATATCGGTTCCATTTGCGATTGTATTCGCCTATAATTGGTATTATATCATGTTTTTCAAAGATGAAGACAACCAAAAAATCCCCTATACATTTGCAGACGACGCAAATGGGTTTGTGAATAAAGGTATCCTCAAATATTTATTGACCGCTCTTATACAGCCCGTTATTTTAGTCAATGCATTTTTTCGAGGTCTATGTCCACGAATTCTCGATAAAATAATCGATTTTTTAGGATATTTAAAATTCGGCGAATATTTAGATTTTACAATGCTGCAAGTCATTGCGATGAATCCAATTGCACAATTCCTGGGCCTTACATGTGTCATACTCTATCTTTCGTGCAAATATTCCGACAAGGTATACAATTCATTTATTTCATTCATTGGACATGGAAAAGCAGCGCCGTATATAACATGGCTCTATTTAATTGTTGCCTATGACATCATTATAGGCTTTGCGCGTAGAAGTAGCACCATATATGGAAGTATGCAGGCTACTACGGACAAAATCGTGGGGTTACTGAAAACACTCATGTCCCCATTTTCGTCATTTGTCCTATGGTTATTATTGGTGGTGTTCTCGTTTTTAAATATACGGTTAGCTGGGCTGTTTATTATTATTTATTTATACATCACCTCCTATTTTGCCATTGGAATATTCAATGGAACCAATAATCAAGCAAACGCAACCTTTGCAATAAGTGCCATGAATACCATGTTTCGAAAATCGGTCACCAATATTGGTGGACGAAAATGTCCACCAAACCCGACCTTTTTAGAAAAACTCTTTGTCGTTCTCATGGAATTGTGTTATGATTGCATGATATACGTTTTATGGTTTGCAGTATTGTCGTATGGACTCTACAAATATGTTACTGAATTAAAATCGAATTCCTCTAAAATCATATTGTCTTCGGTCAATGGAGGCATTCTCTTCTTGATTGTGTTATACATTATTTTGCGAATACGAACAAAGATGATGAATCCTCTAGACATTAATGACTATGATAACATTTAGAGCGTAAAAAGGGTATAAATATTATTTCTTGATATACAAGAAATAGTATGCCAAAATCCAAACAAAAACCCTTTGTCAGCATATGCACCCCGACATTTAATCGACGACCTTTTATACCCATCATGTTTGAATGTTTCAAAAATCAGACTTATCCGAAACATCGCATGGAATGGATTATTGTCGATGACGGGACCGATAAAATCCAGGATTTAGTGGCCGCCTCCAATATCGAACAAATCAAATATGTGGCTTTAGACAAAAAATTGACTTTAGGCGAAAAACGCAATTTGATGCACAAACACACCAAGGGCTCGATTATCGTGTATATGGACGACGACGATTATTACCCACCTGAACGCGTGGCACATGCCGTCGAAACATTACAAGCAAATCCGCAAGCCATGTGTGCGGGGTCATCGGAAATGTATATTTATTTCAAACACATTCACCAGATGTATCAGAGTGGACCATTCGGACCGAATCACGCCACCGCCGCCACATTTGCTTTTCGCGCCGAACTTTTGAAAACTACCGGATATATGAACAGTGCCGCTTTAGCCGAAGAACGCGCCTTTTTAAAAGATTATACTATCCCCTTTGTCCAGCTCGACCCGCTGAAAACGATATTGGTTTTCTCCCACA